GGCTATATCTGTATCTGATTTAGAGAACACTCCTGTTTCAGGCATTATATAAATTGCATCTATATTAATTCTTGCATGATCGTATTCTCTAACAGCTTTATGGACTTCTTCCATATCTTCTTCATCTCTAACAACAAATTTGAGATACAAATAAGAATAAGGCCATGCATTATATGATGCTAATGCTTCTGGTCTAATTGCTTCACTCCATTTCTCACCACTATTAGAAAGCTTTGGTGATACAGACCAAGTGATACCAGAATTTTTATTCACACCAAACTTTCTTATAAACTCGACAGAATTATCTGGTGCAAAAATCTGTGTGCCATTAGTTTCAAAAGTTACAAATCGCGTGTACACCTCAGGATGATAAATCAATTCTCTTAGTGCAGGCTGGAATCCTTTGAGTAAAGGTTCTCCGCCTGTAATGACTAAATGAACTCCATCATTCTGAAGTGTACACGGCGATAAATCTCCACCAACACCAGCAGGTCCCTTCCACCCATACCATTTAACCATATCCATCTTCTTAACAATTGTTTCAATGTCCTCGTGTTTAGCCAGGTGAGCCCACTTGTTGCTCCAACTGAATGAACTATCACAACCAATATGAGGGACTGGTAAATCGACAAGAGCTTTTACATCTGGATGATTTTGGTTGTGTGGCATCCTATCGTGGTCTAACCATTTGGACTTATCTCTATCTTGTCCAAAGCCAGCACACTCAAAGTTACAACCAAACAAACGGAGAAAGAGAGAAGGCACACCAACGTACCTTCCCTCTCCTTGGAGGGAGTAAAACATTTCTGAGTATCTCAATTTATTCATACTATAATTATACCAAATTAAAGTTAATAATGTAAGGAACTATATTATACTGCTTGTTGGTCTATCCTAGATAACATCTTTATGTCCATTTATAGTTTTTAGTAAGATCATTAGTAAATACAAACCATCTTTGCATTTCATTATACTCCTTTACTGTCTGTCCTCGCAACTTTTTCTTAGGATTAAGAGTATCACCCATTATAATGTTTCCTCCACCAAGACGTTTTTTACATAAATCCACATTATCTCTCATTATATCTACACCATAAATAGTAGATAATGCTATATCCACATCAATACCATTTTCTATTTTTTTAATTAAAACTTCACCTAAAAATTGTCCATCACCACAAGCTGGGTCAATAAAAGTCTTTGTAGGATCAGTAAATAATTCTTTTGGTATTGTTTCTAACATTTCTTGAACTAATTCTGTTGGAGTAAAATATTCAGCAGTCATTTTCTGTCTTTTTTTATCTCTCTCTATTTGACTCATATAACTATGATTGCGTATACGGCTCTTAATATCCATCAACATATAATCTCTCCGATTTAGTCAATTTAAAAAAGTCAAACATTTCTTTATCCGTCAACTTTTTATCAAAAGGTATTACAGGCAAAGAAGAAAAAATCTTTTCATTTCCAAATCCAGACCATTTCGCAGTTTTAAAAATATACTTAAATAATTTAAGATTGAGATTATGGTTTAAGTTTTTACCTTCAGCCTCAGTATCAACTAGAATATAATAACCCATATCTGTTGTACCATAAATTCCTGCATCATAGAATGGTTTTGTATAACCTGATCTAGTCCACATTACTTTTTTCTTATTAGAAAAATCTTGTTTCTTAGAAGAATACCAAATTTGTTTATTAGTATGAAATATTGGATAAATGTGTTTAACTGTTTTAGTCTTACTCAAAATAGAATTTTTATCTTTTAATAAAATATTATGACAAGTCACATAATCCTTTTTAACTGGCAACTTATCTTTTGTTTTAAATATTACTTTTTTATGTATAGAATAAGACTCTTTGCAAAAATCACACGGTATATAAAAAACATCATCAGTTAAAACTATATTGTGTTTCCCAGCTTCATTATAAATTGTTGTTTTGCAATTATCATTTAACTTATTCCATAAGTTATAATATGCAAATGATGATCCTATGTTGGGAAAATGTTTACTAATATCTAAATGTATTTCAGTAAGACATTTTTGTTTAAATAATTGTAAAACTTTACTACTCGGACTCATAAAACTACTTGGTGAAACCTGACATAGTAGGCCACCATCTTTGAGTAAAGAAGAAAAACACAACTTAGTAAAATCAATCCATATTTTATGCTGTGTTTTTCCTCTATTATTTGTGTCCTCAAAAGGAGGATTTGTAACAACTACATCAAACTTCATATAAACAAACCAGCCCTGTCGTAATTAACATATGTGTTTATAGAAGTGGAAATCTCTCTGGATTTTTTAGGTCTACGTTCTCCCCACTTCAAATCTACTCCTTCTTTCGTGTGAAATCGTTTTCCCTCATAAACATCAGCTTTATTCTCTCCCTTATACCAACAACCATTGGAGTTAAGAGTAAATGGAATATCAATTTCTAAAACATCACCAAACTCAAATCTGATATTTTTGGCGTGCTTCTTAGAGTTTATCTCACAAGTAGAAAGTTTTTTCATCATTCCCTTAAATCTTTTATTGGACAGACTATTGAGATAATATTTTCCATCAAAGGCAAGAAGTTCTTCTACACCATCAATGCCTGCCATTTTCATAATACGTTTACGAACAAGTTTTTTAGTAATATGATTTTTTAAGAAGTCAAGAATTATATGAATTCCTTTACGACCGATCTTATCACAAGATTTTTTCCACTCATTTTCTTTATAAAACCTATGTTTAGACGAATTAGTAAATTCATCTTTCATATCTTTCTGAAGCTTATCTAATTTATGAAGAATATTTACAACACCGATGCCATAATTTTTCTCAACTATTAAATCTCTCTCTTTGCCTTTACCATTAAACCTAAAACCATCAAGAGGGTTTGTAAACATTCCAACTCCATCAGCCTCAAAAAGCATATTCATAACAAATGAATTAAAAGTTCCACTACAAACCTGTGGCCTTTTCACTCCAGCTTTGTAATTTTTCAAAGAAAAAGAAATAGTTTCTTTACCATCCACAACAATAACAAAATCTCCCTTCATATTTTTATCACGATATTCTTTCTCAACATCAAGAACATTAAAAGTAGATTTTGGATATTTATTTATCAAATCATCTACAAATCTTGGTGCGTGTATTTCACAATTTTTATAATATTTAATTTTAGATAATTTATCAATACCTTTAAGTTTTGGCTGTTCATTCAAATGGTTTATTAAATCTCGTTTCCTAGACTTTGAAATTTTCCCAGAAGCAACATTTCTTTTCTCAAGTTCTTCAGCAATAAGATAAACCATTGCTTTTTCACAAGCATCTGCTTCTAAATGGTCAGTTGTATTTGTCATAATGTAAAACTCCTCAATAGTTAAATAATCCTCATTTAATATACTACTATTATATCAAATACAACCAAGTATAACAAGGAACAATGTGGGATGTAAGTCCTTGTTTTTGTTACACAAACTCACATTTTAAAGTTTATAATGCAAAGAAAAATTAACTAATAGCCAATACAGGATCTACTTCATCCTGCACAATCTCCTCCTCATCAACATATTCATGACCACTTTGCAAATTACAATTAGCACAAGGACAAGTATCATCATGTTTAAATTCGGTTTCTATTAACATTTCTTTAGTACAAGCATCAAATTCTTTATGTATTCTAACAGCTTCACGGTACATTCGTGTATCGGGTAACCACAAATTATAAACATTCATATCAGCATTCGCAAGAAACATTGGTACTTGTAGAACATCTCCATTATATTTCCTGTAAAATTCATCTTGCTCAGGACCCACATTAACATTCTTAGCTCTACCAAACAATTGTTGTGTCGATTGAGTAACAGGATCACCCGAATCATTTTGCCTATCAACAAATCTAGCAAGAAAAATATCTTTAAGAAGTGGAAAAGTCATTCCTCTACCAGCCATATTTATAACAATAAAATATCGAACTGGATTGTGTCTATCATTCACTTTCTCATAAACATCTTCTTGAGTTAAATCTTTTTCTATTATTTTACCAAATTTATTAAAAGAATATCTCTCATCAGATGTTAATACAACACCAATTTCATCTGTATCTACACAATCTATTAATGTATTATTTTTTGCAATATAATCTTCAATAAATTCTTGTGGAGTTGGTGCATAATAAGTTTCTGGATTTTTATTCGCAAATTCCACACCACATTGAATCAAAATGACTCGCTTAACTTGACACTTTTTTTCTATAATCTGATTCTTTTGTACACACAATTCCCAAGCTTCTGCCATTGTCAACGTATCAGGATCAAGAACATTAGTTTGTTTTGTAAAATAATGAACTTCACCAATCCAACCAACCATATGTGCATACTGTTTTTGTTCACCAGCCACCATTGGATTAATAAGTGCATAATTTAAATTACCAACAGTATCAATTTCTCCTGATACTTCAGCATTTGCTGTTGCTGTCATACCAAAAATATATGGTGTTCTCGGTGCAATTATTGATAATACTTTATACATTGATGCATTATAAGTTTTATCAGAATAATTAAAACCAAGAGTGTTCTTAGCATTTGCAACACCACTAAGACTCCATGTATCCATTTCATCACCAATCAAAGAAATAGTTCCAATAGGTGATGAATCACTAAGTTCTCTTAAAAAATTAATAAACTTTGAACTAGTAAAAGCTTTTGCATTAGTTAAATATGCAATAGTAGGTATTCCTCTTTTCAGATTTTGCATTATCTGTACTGCATCATCAGAATATCTCCACAATGTACCAAATTGTGAATTATGAAGATCACACATATCTTGTATCTTATCTTCCCACTCTGTTTTAATCCCAACAAGTGGTGTTGTCATAATAATCAATTTAATACCACATCTCTCAATCAAATAACGCAATATAAAATTCACCAACGCCCAATTCTTACCAGTTCTCATTGGTTTAGCAAATATTTTAACTTCATTTAATCGTTTATGAAAATTGGAATTTGTAATCGTATCAATCCATGTTTGATTATAATCATCACAATTTTCAATCATAATATCTAAATTTTCTAACTTCACATCACTTAATTTTTTTGCAATCATTTACACCTCCTATATTAATTAAACTCACATTCCATCATTATTTCTGTTAAACAAGCAACCATATTCACCTCTTGGTCTGCAACGAACGCAGCTTTATAAGAATAATCTGCAATCGTTAATACTGCTTGTGGGATACTTTTCTTCTCAAACTTACTATATAGACTGTCATAGATTTGACGATACAATCTTACATGATCGTTATCTATATTCTCAGCCACCCACTTCCTCATAGTTGTGAAATCTTTTTTCTTTAATGCAATAAATAACTCTTTAAGATTTTCCTCAGATGCCTGTGTGAGAATATCTTCATCTATTGTTCCACCAACTGCGTGCTTCTGTAATTCATTTAACACTCTCCTGAAGTCTGGAAAGTATTTCATAATCAACTGAGCAACTACATCTGGTTTATACTTGACTGCTTCTTTATCTAAGATACCAGAAGCTATCTTTAAAAACTTTTGTGCAAGTAATGGTTTGTCATCTTTCTTAATCTTGAAATCGACTACACTACATCTGGAATGTAATGCTGGTATGATTCGATTCTTAAAGTTACAAGTGAAGATGAAACGACAATTAGCAGAGAACTGTTCTATTGAACCACGCATTGCTGGTTGGACTGATTCTGGATTCATATAATCTGCTTCATCAATAATAAGTACCTTCTTCCCACCTGATAGACTTACAGTAGACGCAAAGTTAGTAATGGTAGTTCTCAAGGTATCAATCATCCGACCCTCGTCACTACCATTTATCATCAGCCAGTCACACTCTAGCTGGTTACACAAAGCTTTGGCTATTGTAGTCTTTCCTATCCCGGGACTCCCGGTGAGAAGAAGGTTCGGTATCTCACCCTTCTCGACTATATCTGTAAAAACTTTTTGTGTATTGTCTGGTAAGACACATTGTTCAACTAATTTTGGTCTGTATTTTTCGACCCATAATATATCATTCATTTTGTTGTCCCACCTTACATAAATATAAAATCCATACACCAACTAATACAATTCCAAGTACTCTCAATATTGTAATCATTTCACCTTCCATAATATATCTCCTTTTAAACAGGTAAGGGTGGTGCTGTTGATAATGATTTAATTTTTACATCTGGATAATACTGAATTGTTCCCGTACAACTAATTGATTGATCTATAACATTATCCTTTTCCCATTGAGTATATCCTTTTGGAAGATTGGGTTGATAATTTTCAACTAGTAATTTTGTTTTCTTATCAAACAACTGAATACCAAGATGAGCATATTTATTTTCAGTAGGCATAATTCTTTTTAATTTTTTTAACTTTCCATTCTCATCACTAGTAATATAGTTTGTAATATTACATAATTTCCAAACTTCATAACATTCTTTTAAAGCTCCTTTAACTTTTCCATCTTCACTTATAAAAGTAGGATTGACAACATTATCCAAAAACCTATTATGATTATCCATCACAAATCCACCAACTGTCTGTGGTGAAATACAATGATCGTGCATTCCTCCATTTTTATAAGCATCTGAACTTACTAAACCAGACTGAATACCACTTGATTTAAAAGAACAAATTGCACCATACCATATTCGTTCAATTGCTCTAATACAATCAGGATATGAATTGAACATCCTATTTTTTATCCACAATGAAACATTTGATCTCATACTATTCCATACAGTCCAAAAATAACATACTTCGCGTGAATCTTTACACAATATTTCAGCAGCTTTATATAACTGTTCAAATGATTCACATTGAATCCATTTAGTTTTGTCAAACATATAATCTCCTATATAAAGTTAGGTCCTACAGTCCAACAAACAATCGAATAACGTGTGCCTTTTGTGCAAGGGGTGACTCTGTGAAAATCTCTGCTATCAAAAACGATAACTGAACCTTGATCTCTTATGTCTTGTTGAATTTGTTCTGCTGGAACTACATTACCATCTCCTAAATCTAAATCTTCCATTGGTCTGTCGCCACTATAAAACTCTAACACACCACCTTCATAATCTTTAGGATCCGTTAAACAAAATGTCATAGATAACTTGCGTGATTCACCATGTGGATTTTGACCAGAAGCATCTTGATGCCAATCATAATGTCCACCATTTCTGTACCGTGCGAATTGTACTGGTTGAAAATACTCAAGTTTATAATTAAAATTAATCTTATTAGCTTCTCTTAAAAAATGCCAAGCAATCTTATTAACCATATTATCTTTATCAGTTATAAAACCAATATCAGTTTTACGAATATCAGGATCAAGACGAGCTCGATCACCAGACATTACTGGGTCAGAATCAGTATAACCTTTATTAATTACAGAAGCATCTTGATACTTTGTATTCTTAATACAATATTTAAGTAACCTTCTACATTCTTTCTTTGGTATTGCTCTTGGAAAAACATAAAACATATTACTCTCCGTATTTTGAATCAGGCTCTAATGCAATCCAATATTCCAGATTATCTTTCTTGTTTTTGAAATAAGATATACCCTGACTTGAAATACTAACCGCATAATCACCAGTAACCATTTTAAGATTTTCTGTTTTGAAATACATCTTGTATGGTTCAGTTACACCTTCACCAACTTTAACAGAATAATCATTTGACGTATCATTCTTTTTATTAGTTACAGCTAGATAAATACCATTAGATTTTGGACAGCCCTTAACCAAGATATCATTCAATTGAAGTATGCTCGACATCTTTAGCAAATCATTGTATTGGTTCTCGGTTAAAGTAAATTTAACTTCCTCAGAGGGCATCTTAATATCTTTCTCTGGTGATACCACTACTGATGGCTCTGCGTAAAAATACTTCGTACAAGCTCCGTTCTCTTGTGATAACATTACATATTTATCATTGAATGTTAAATCAGGATTACTCATTGTACTCAATACACCAATAAACTCATTCAACTGATAGATAGCAAAGTCTTGTGGAAAATCCTCTTCCACTTCTGCGTGAGCAAGAATATTCTTCAATGTAGAAACAGTCTTGAGTTTCTTTCCTGTCTTAATTAAAACTGACTGATTAATTTCAGAAAAATTCTTTAGAATATCTAACGTCTTATTACTTATCTTCATTAGTTGCTCCTTCATCAACTGGTTTCTCAAATGTAACTGCGCCAGAAGCAGGCGACATAGTAGCCGACTTTTTATACTCTGCCGTTTCCTCTGGTTTCATAAATGGTGCATCTTGTTTGACTGCGATGTTTTGATCTTGTAAACTCTTAGAATGTTCTGCCTGTGTTTTAAGAGCTTTCTTATAATCTGCTTGTGCTTCATTACCAAAAAATCCTTCTGCAACAGCATCTTTAAAATTCTGTATTAATGCTTCAAAAACTTTTTGATCTTTTCTTGCCCATGCAGCTGCAAACAAAAGTGCTGGATTAACTTTACCTTCTTTATCAATCATTCCACCTGCTTCATCTACACCAGCAACTTCTAATGCTCCATCCTTCTTAATCTTTAAACCACAATCACCTTCTCTGAACTTTAATAATTCTCTTGGCATACTACCATCCTCCTATTCCAATATTCCAATTACCGTTACTGTTACCATAAACATCCCATCTAACACCATTATTATAAGAAGAATTTCTTCTCATACTTTTCATTCTACTTTGTATCATTACACGTTGAGATTGTCTTTCATATGATTTTGCAACAGCTCTTCGTTGTGCAAACCATTGATTACCAGCAGAATGTAATGGAGTATTAAGAAGATTTGTCAAACCACTATCATCATAATATCTCTTTGGCTCTGCCTGAGCAACAACAGTTTCCTCTGATTTATTATGATAATAACAACAACCTTCATAGAAACGTGCGTTCTGTAAATGGATATATTTTCCTTTATCCATTTCTTCAAACATATCATCTTTCTTTTGTTTAAATCGTTTCTCAAGTTCTCGGGCATAATTATAACCACGTTTAATAATACCAGTTTTTTCTTGTTGATATTCTTGTTGTGATAATCTACCCGTATTAAATTGAGTACAAAGTTCTTGATACTCAGCTACCATACGTTGAACATCAGATTTCCATTCAACACCAGAACTGTGTCCAATTTTAATCTCTGGCCCAAATCCCCACATCAAACCACCGAACTTAAAACCAAGACCAATACTATTGTCCTCTTTTCTCATAATAGAACAATCTTGTTTATCAACCTCTACTGTAGTTGAATGAGTTCTATCAGTATAAATTCTAATCTTTCCTGATGGCAATTCACCAACAACAATATCATTTTGTGCATGAAGTTCTAAATCATCAGCTACTGTATTTCTATCAGGGAATGATTGTTCAAATTCTCCGAAATCTTCTTCAACAATATCAAACTCAGCATAAGCTGGGCCAGTATATGATAACATCAAAATTATTACATAATATATAAAACTCATTTTGTTCTCCTTAGAATGGGACTTCTTGTTCTTTTTCTTCTTCCTCAACTTCATCCTGCTCATCATCAACTGGATTCAAATCTTCCATAGATACACCAGCATCAATCTTAGTATAAAGATCCGTGAATGATTCTTTTGTTTCATCATCAAATCGTTCAAGACACATTGATACTGCTTTCAACTTATCGTTAAAGATTGAATATGATTTAGTAATATCAATCAAACGTCTTGTTGTAACAATTTCATCCACAGCACCTTCTTTGAAAGACCTACGAATAACATCAGCCCAACGAACAAGTTTATCAACAAAATCATCTTCCGTCAATTCATACATCTTAAACTGTTTAGAAAGTATCTTTGCTTCCATTTTAGTAGATGGATATTCTTGATAAAATGTTGCTGAGAACCTATCCAAAAATGCTTCATTCAATATGTTAGTACCAATGAAACGACCGTCATCAGAACCCTTGCCTTTAGTATTAGCAGTTGCAATTACTGTAAAGCCAGGCTCTGGATAAACCACTTCATTAATCTTTTTAAGATAGATTGGTTTGCCTTCAAGTACAGGTTGCAAACACATAATCTTATGAGAAGCTAAATCAATTTCATCTACCAAAGCAACAGAACCACGACGCATCGCATTAATGATAGGACCGTCTTGCCAAACAGTTTCACCATCAACTAAACGAAAGCCACCAAGCAAATCATCTTCATCAGTTTCAACTGTAATGTTTACACGAACCAAATCACGTTTCAGTTTAGCACAAACTTCGTGAATCATAGAAGTTTTGCCGTTACCAGAAAGTCCCGTAACAAATACTGGATAGAAAATCTTACTACTAATAATAGTTTTAATATCTTTGAAATGTCCCCACGTTACATATTGAGGGTCACTTTTTGGAATAAGTGAAAGTGTAACTGGTTTAGTTTTAGCCACAGGTTTCGATACTTTTTTTGGTTTTTCAAAAGATGCTTTTGCTTCTTTTGCTTTCTTATTCCATTTTTCAGCAACTTCATCTGTAGAAGAAATTACATCCATATCACTTTTAAGTGTTTTCTTTTTTGCAGCTTTAACTACTTCAGGTGAAATCTTAACTGATTTTTGACCTGTTCCAAAAGTGTGACTTTTTGGAAAAGCATAAATGCCTTTGTCAATTTTTACATGACGCATCACATGGGTATAGATAGTTTTGTATTGACTATCTGTTAAACCAATGCTTTTACATATGGTCTTAGCATCATCTGTATTAAAATTATCGTTGCCGTATTTGGCAACAATTGCTTCTTTGAACTTTTCACGATTATTCATATTATAAAACTCCTCAATTAATCATTAAATATACTACTATTATATCAAAATATAGTCCCTCATACAAGGAACAAGGTGGCTTCTAAGCCGTTGTATTTTCAGTAATTAGGTCGATAAAACGACTTAATATCACTCTATTGGTCTTAAATGCGTTGTTTTTCTTCATAAACATCTGTGCCATTCTATGTGCTGTCATATCTGGCTTAACATTTAAATCATTAATTATTTCATTCTTCAAAGTATCTCCTTTAATAACATAATATTCATTATAACCAGATTGTTCTTTAATAAACCAACCATCTTTTTTAGCTTTCTTAACCCAATCCTTATAGAATACTTGACCTGCTTCATATGTAACGTGTTTTTGTTTTGGTACAAACCTCCACAATGCACTATTGGAAAAACTATTAAGAATGAAAAATCCAACAATGTTAATTCCAAGTCTACCTCTTACAACATCCAAAAGTGTTGGAGTAATAGCAGTGCCACGACCATAAAATCCACCTTTCATAATAAGATGGTTTTTCTTAGTTATAGTATCTTTGAGATAAATATTACATTTCTCATCATACATTTTACTACGACCCGACCTACGTTCATTCTCACTATCTTTTGTAATGTCATACTGATATACTGAACCACTTGATTCACCATCCGTCAAGAAAACTGCGTGAACACTTTGTAGATTGTTATCTTTTTTAAACTTACGAATAACATGCTCAGATAAAAGTATTGCTCCATTCAACGGAGTACAATGAAGCTCATCTTCTTTCGGACATGCATAATAAGAAAATTTATCATATGACATTCCTCTACGATTTTGAAAACGATTTGCAAGGATACACATATTCAACAAACCATTATTATAATCTTTAGCGTTCATACGACTTGACAAATAATTCTGCAATCGTACCCGACAATCTGTAACCAAATCATTATTCTTATACTTAAATGAAACTGGATTGTTCTTATAACTACCATCAGCCATTTGTTGATTAGGGTCAGCTTCCATGAAACTATATACTTCAAATGGAATATTGACCTTCTTACAAAAGAATGAGAGCTCCATAACTTGTTTGATACATCCATAAATATTATCTGCCATAGAACCAGACCAATCAAGTATCATTACTAAACCATGATTCTTGCCTTCTGGGATTCTCATATTCTTCTTAAATACATCATCATTATATTTTGCTGAAAACAACTTGTTGGTATCCAAGATACCAGTTTTTGACATTGATGTTTTCTTATATACATCAGCTGCCTTCTTGCGTTCAAACTCCATAGCAATATGATTGACCGTCTTAACAGAACCCTTCTTAAATTTTGAAAGAGTAGCTCTACCATTATCATATACATATTTTTTAAGAGCATTAAATCTTTCATCATCCCAACCACCCTGCCATAAATTTGGATTGGCTTCCATAGAACCATAAAAATTATCAATTCTCTTATGTACATCTTTATAATCGACAATAGCATCTTTCATATTAGCTTTGTCTGGAATAGTTAGATAATAATTCTTGACTTCATTATTAACTAAGTCATCCATACGTTCCTGAAAATGTTCAAATGTAGTTGAACGAACTTCATCTTGTGCATATTCAGATTGTTCTGGTTCTGGTACTTCTTGATCTTCATTTTTTTCGTTATCATCAGCATCATTCATATAATTATTAAAAGCATCTTGTTCTTCGTCTACAGGTGATTCATCTCCTTCACCTTCTGCTTTTTCTGTTTCATCTATATCAACATCGCCTTCATCGTCACCTTCACCATTTTCACTATCATCAGCTTCTGCTTCACTAGAATCTTGTGCGTCACCATCAGATTGTTCATCAGAATATTGTGGTTGTGAATTTTCATCATCATCACCCATCTGCTCTTCTTTATCTTTTTCTGCTTTCGCATAAGCATAAAGTTCTTTTGCGATTGCTTCTATATCTTTAAAAGAATTAGCAGCCTCAATTCTATCAACAAAAGATTGTTCAATTTCATTAAAAGTAATATCGACTGCGTTTGGAATTTTGAAAAAGAGATTAATCTTATCTAAGATGTTCAATCCAGACATAGGTCGTTTAGATAGACCAAAGAAATCTTTTTCAACAAGATGTTGATATCCAGAAAAGAATTGTTTCCTCAAACCCGGATATCGTTTTTTGACTAGTTTTTCAATTCTTGCATCTTCCAATATATTGACACAAGCTTTTGAAGTTTTTTGGTAGGCTTTTTGTAATCGGTCTGTATTAGTAGGTGTGAATAATGCGTGTCCAACTTCATGGCCTACTAATAGATCATAAAGGTGATTTGGCATATCCTTCCACGTTGGAAGAATAAGAGTGCGACTTTTTACATCAAAATAAGCTGTATCAACTTGTTGATGCTGAACATCCAAGTCCTCAGTTGCCAACAATTTTGCTAACTTCTCTTTGCTCTCAATTTTCATCATATATATTTCCTCATCAAATTATGTAACCATTATAGCAAAATAGGGGTAACTATACAAGGAACAATGTGGTCTGTAAGTGGTTGTTTTTAAAGGGGGTTATAGAGATATATGTAACTCATTGTAAAATAAGGGGTTACAGATTTGTGTCCATAACCCCTTATATCTAAAGACTTTAACTACTTAATATCAATAGTTTTCGGCTTAACAGCGTCTTTTTTTGGTAAAGTAATAGCCAAAATACCATCATTCATCTCTGCTGTGACTTTATCAGCATTGACAGCTCGTGGAAAATTACGAAAAACCTGTTCCGTCTTTACACCATAAAACTCTGAATCAGATTCAGATACATCTTTATTACACTTGATAGTAAGAGTACTATCTTTAAATGTAAGGTCAATATCCTTCTTAGTCATTCCTGGCATAACAATATCTAATGTATAAGAATCATCAGTTTCATTCCAACGATACTTATTAGTTGGCCTGTGTGCTACACCAGTAGTCCATGGGTCATTTTGCATAAGATAGTTATCAAAGCGATCCCAATTACACCATGCAGGAAATACATCATTAAAAAGATCATTGTGTTTTTTTATTAAAGTAGTCATTTGTTTTGCTCCGTTTAAATTAAAGTTTAATTGCCTCTATAGATATTATAAGATTTGAATATCCATTTGTCAAGGTTTATTAAAAAAAATTAATTTTTCCCGTACACCTGGGATAAAGTGACATTGGGGAACATTCTTTACCAACCTCTGGCATCGACACCCAATCAAAAGGGTCTATCACAAACATAAGTGCAGCTATTCCAAACACAATAATAAATATTACAGATTTTTTATTTAACTTATCCATCTATAAATTCCAATCAAATCCAAAACGAACCTGATCTATATTATCAGCAGAGTCATCTGTATTAACATTCATTTGTAATTTAAATTTATCTGGTGATACATATTGATGAAAATTTCTCTTTCTGGTATGCTCTGTGGCACAACCAACAAACAACAATATAAGTAATATATAAAGATATCTCATTCTTTCTTCTCCTCTTTTGGTTTTTGTTTCTTATTACTATAGCCATCTTTAGCCCAACCATTTCCCTTGAGCTGAAAAGATGGTGCATCTATATCTCTTTCCATAATACCAGTACAACCTCCTTGTTCACAAGGAAACTTCTTATCTCGTTTTTTAACATCTATTATAATTTCATCTGAATAACCACACATATTACATCTGTAAGTATAAATCGGCATTATTTTATTTCCGTAAAGTCTGGTGGGAAAAATATACCATGCCTCAAATCCATTTGATTCAATGTAATCTTCCCATCTTTTTTTAATATTTTAAACTTGGGTTCATCATTGGGTATTAATGCCATCAAATCAAATATTGTAATATCTTCTCCATTCATTTCTAAAATAATGTCCCCCTTATGAATACTCCATCTTCTAAAGGCACTCAACTTTCTAACATCTGTTATTATAAAATCACCATTAGTATTTTCCAGTACTGTAATTCTTAAATTGTTTAAATACATTGGTGTGAAATTATTTATATTCTTATCCGGCCAAGCATATGCATTAGATGTTAATAAAAGTATAATAATTAAATATTTCATTCTCTAATCCTATTAAAATATCTTCGTATAATATAAATTCTAATAATAGATGAAATGGTAAATATTGTTGCTAATTGAACATTTTCAAATAATGTAATCTCTATATCATATACAGGAAATATTAATAACTGTATCATAATAGCCACAATTAAACCAGACCCAACTGTTATAAAAGATTCAAATAAACTCTGTATTTTACTCTGTTTCATTCTCTAGTTATTTGTGTAAAGTTTTTAACTTTTTCTACTATCAGCTTATCTGGAAACTTATCATCAAGTATATCCAGTTTATGTGATATGATAAACAGATTAGTATTCTTTATTATATTAAACAACTTCATTAAGTCATCTACACCAGCTTGGTCTAAACTAGCATCAAACACTTCATCTAATATAAGAAGATTCACATTAACTGAATTTCTCATAGATGCTATATCTCGCCAAGTTAACAACAAAGCTATATCAATACGTTTCTTCTCTCCTTCTGAAAAGGAATAATAAGAAAATTGATCTCTATGTCTACTCTTAATAGTTTCTTGGAAGTTCTCATCCAACTGGAAGTTCACAAAGAAATCCATATCCTTTAGATAATCATTTACATGCTTATTGATAACTGGAAGATACTTCTTAATGATTCGTGTCTTAATACCAGTATCATTTAATATGTTACTCAATACATCATAATAAAATTTCTGGTCTACATATTGAAACCTTGTAGATTTAGAGTCATCCAATTCTTTATTCAATATATTCATAGATTCTTTTTTAATTTCAACTTGAAAAGATTCCAAATCAGAACTTAACTTTTGTATAAAAGAATTATGAGCTTGGATGTTACTTAACTTCTGTACTACCTGTGTTTCTTCTTTCTGTATATCTTGGGTGTATTTGGATATCTCTCCTATCCTATCATATACTTTCTCAACCTCTTTTTCAATTTTATATAAACCTTCATTCATTTCCTCAATATCGTCTGATATGTCATTACACTTATGTTTCTTAAAATTCTCCAGAATATCCTGTTGGCAAGTAGGACATATTTGATTTTTCTCATAAAATTTTTTATCCTTAGTTAATTTTTTTAAATTTTTAGATATCTGAGAATGATACTTATCTAACTCTTGGTTTTTCTTTTCAACTGTAGCTTTATCTTGAATAGAGTTTAACAAAACATCTATACGTTCTTGATGTACCTCTATCTCTTTATTTAGTTTTGCAATCTCCTGTTCTGTTTCTTTAATCTTATCCAAATCAGATTTACGTTTCTGTTTGGATTCTTCTTCCATAGCTTTCAAATGTTTTTCTTGTAATGATATCTTTTCCTGAAGGAGTTTAATCTCATAATCAACTTCACCCATTTCTTCTTTTAAAGTTATTACACGATCTTTCAATAGAGTTTTCATTACAGAGAATATACCAATGTCCAGTATATCTTCAATAATGATTCTTCTATCATTAGCTGTCAATTGCATAAATGGAACAAATGAAGCAGAGCCTAATACAACAATCTGTGTGAATGACTTAAAGTTTAGCTTCAATACTTTTTCTTCAAGATACTTTTGATAGTCCATAGACTTAGCATCTTGATTTACTAAAATACCGTTGTGGTAAATCTCAAACAGATTTGGTTTAATACCACGACACACTTTCCATTCAGCCGAACCAACAGAAAATTCAATCTCTGTTAAAGTATCTCTCTCATTAACAGAATTAACTAGCTGACCTTTATTAACTTTTTTGAATGGTTTTCCAAACAGAGAAAAAGTAATAGCATCAATCAAAGTAGACTTACCAGCACCATTCTTACCAACCACTAACATCATGGCTTCTTGGTCTAGTTTTACTTCAATGAATCTATTACCTGTTGCTAAGAAGTTTTTCCACCTAACTGTTTTCAGTCGTATCATTGTTTACATCAAAAAAATGTTTATCATTGATAGCTTTATCATCAACCCATATATCATATAATGGTTTTCCACAACTAACAGAAGTGGCTTTAACTCCCCATCCTTCTAATTGTTTTTTTGTATATTCTCTCCAATCTTTTCCTGAACCACTACCCCTTGCTGTCCAGTAATGTATCTCATGTCCCTCATCATATAACTTATTCATCATCTCAATTCGTTCTTTATGAGGTTTATGATTTGGATAATCTGGTTTTGGTCTAACTTGTGTACATATCGTTCCATCAATATCTACCATGTATTTACTCATCAGTATTTAATGCCTCATCATACAAGATTTGTAATAGCCTCTTTACTTTATTTCGTTCCACACGTTTCTCATGATCTATTGGCATACTATCCACATACTCCTCAAGAAACGTAGCCGTGTTACCAACTTCTACATCTTCACCTTCTTCTAGGTTTGAATATCTAGCAGTATACTCAGACAAGTCCTCCAGTATGATTAAGTCTGTAGGATTTGATTTATACATTCTATCAAGAAAAGTTTCAAACTCAGGTATCTTAGTTTTATTTTCTACAATAAGTTTGACTATCTTATTTGTATAGAAGCTAGTATCTAATGACCTAAAATTGTTCTCCCAGTTTTCATCATCATAATATATCTTTTCAAACAAACGATAATCATTCTTTATAAACTCAATCTCTCTGGTTTCTGTATCAAAGATATGAAATCCTTTTGGGTCATCGTAGTCATTCCAAGTAATCTCATATGGAGCTCCAAGATAATGTATGTTACCTTTACTTGACTTATGATGATAATGTCCAGAAGCAACAAACTCATATCTATTAAAGATACTTGGTTGAAGTCCCGTACCAGCTACATAGTTTTTATACATAGCAAACCCTTCAACTTCCAAATGTCCAAAGGCAACTTGTGATTTAGAGTTCTTGATAAACCCCATTGTCCCTTCATAGTTCTCAGAGTTTATCCAAGGAATCAAATCAATATCTGTACCATCAAGGGTTAATGTATGAGCAGCTGGATACACATTCACATTATTATAATGTCCATATAATAGAAAAGAACTATTAACATTATTCGTGTTTCTATAATATGTTGAATGGTTGCCTACAATAGAATGTAATTTAATATTATTTTGCCACATAACATCAAAATAATATTTGCGTACTTTATCCAATATAGCAAAGTTGACATACTTTCGGCGATCAAAGGTATCACCCAAATCTATTACTGTATCTATGTTATTTTCTTTTAAGTATGGAAAGAACTGATTGGTATAAAACTTTTCTATATACTCATTAAAAGACTGACTATCACTCTTACCACCGAAATGTTGATCTGTAATCAATGCTACTTTCACTTGTATTTCTTCTCCCACGTATGATGACATCTTGTACATTCAAAAACTTGTATTGCTTTTCCATCTGAACCATGTTTTACATCAAAGCTACAATTGGTAAACGCATAGTTTGGCTCATGCACTTTACATCTAGGACATTCTTGAAACATTAATATGTTATAATCATCTGACACTTACCATCTCCTTTACGATATTAGAAACCATGAATTTTAAATTCTTAAACTCACGCAATCTTCGTAAAGTATATGGAAGCCAATCTGCACCAAATGGAACATATAGTCTAACACAATAACCTTGGTTTAACAAGGAAGAACTTAGATCGCGGCGTATCCCGTATAACATCTCAATAAACAAATCATCCTTTTTCACATTAAACCTATTTAAAAAACCAAGTATATCATCTAATAACTGCTCATCATGTGTTCCCAAAGCTGGTAGTGGTGTTGTATCATTCTTGTAATGATAATATGAACGACTTCTATCCGATATCAAACGAAAAGCCTGTTTGATATAAACATCATGTAATAAATCTTTTCTATTATATGCTTTTGTAATATGTTCTTTGTAAGCACCCTTCACCAATCTAACAGATATTTCTTTATCCATCATAAGAGATAAATCTTTTTCTGTTCTGTATAGATTTGATTGAAGAGCTATACCAATATTGGGAAAGTGTTTTCTTAACTTTGTAGCCAAGTCAATAGTATCTTGTGTAACGGATGAATCTTCCATATCCAAACGCACTGTCATTCCATGAAGATATGCTCTATGCACAATATCATTCAATCGTTCATAACACTTATACTTATTTAATAACAATCCTAATTGAGTTGGTTTAATGGATATGTCTAATGGATAGTTAACCAACGCATAATATTCAATTATGTCAATATACTGTCTTACAGCTTTATCACAATCCTCATCAGTTTTACTAATCTCACCAAGATAGTCAATCGTTATATCATAACCATCAATAATAAGTTTACTGATTACAGGTATGGCAGAGTCAAAATCATGCCCAGCAATAAATCTCTTTGCTAAGGGATATAAAAATTTCATTTCATAAATCTCTCAATACCTCTAATCTTATTTTTTTTCTTTTGTGATTTGTATGGTGATTCAGCATACTTCTCATGTGTATGCAGGTACTCTATATATGTAGTAACTTGTTTCCTGTTATCTTCACCAGCCACACTTACTTGTTGCATAATACCAGACCGTTCCACATACAAATACTTCAAATGCATCTGTTTCTTTTCTTTCTGTATTCTACGAATAAACGCATGATGAATGATTTGTGTAAAATAAGAAAAAGGATTCTTAGATTTCTCTGGATTAAAATTATGAGCATAGAGTAAACAGTTCTCTATACCATCACTCACTAGGTCATCACGAAATGTATAGTTAATGAAGTTGGGTTTCCATGCCAAGTTCTCTGATATCTTGAGAAAACACTCTGCCATATATGATGTACTAGGTGGGTCAGGATCTTCAACTTCTCTTGCATCCATTACCCATTGTTTCCACTTTTTCATTTCCTTAAAAAACATTTCATTATCTACATAGTGTTTTGGGTTAGCCATTACTTAACTCCAGTTGAACCAAGACCACCGCCTCGATTTTTAATTTCAGTTTCAGCATCATGTTCATCTTTAATAATATCAACCATCTCAGATTCAATTATTGGTTTAATAACTAGTTGTGCTATTCTATCACCCTTCTTTACTTCATAAGGCATATGATTATGATTAATCATTATTATTTTTAATTCATCACGATAACCAGAATCAATAGTGCCAGGTGTATTCAATACTTGCAATCCATGTTTTGCAGCTAGACCAGAACGTGACCTAACTTGTCCTTCATACCCGTATGGTATAATAATAAACAGACCGGTTCCTATCGTTACCCAACTAAAGGCTCGAATCCGAATATCCTCATTAGAACGAATATCCATACCAGCATCACCACGATTCTTAAATGTTGGTAATGGATTATCAGTTTCTCTATAAATTTTAATCTGTAATTTACCTGTCATTTCATTAATCATTGTATTCAATTCCTATTGGTGTTGATTTCATACTACTAACAGAATATTCTGTTTCAACTACAGCGGGTCTGTTAATTGGAAAAGTTTGAATGCGTTTGCATTCTTCACATTCATAATAACTAAACCACTTATGGCCACTAATGCCTTCAGCTATCTGCCTCGATGTTTTCATCTGGCAACTCGGACACTTCCTTTTCGTTTTCATAATCTTCCAACTCCTTAATAATTTTACGCTTCACTCTAAATTCTTTCCACTTATGATTTCTTTCTTTCTGCCTATCTGATTTAGCTTTTCGATACGTCTTACCCACTTCTCTATCTCCTATTTATACTGTTACTTGTTTAAAATTATAATCAAACTTTTCATCAGCATATATCTTAACACGTTCCCTCCAATGTTTAAGTCCATAATTATCTCGTTTCTTCCAATGTAAATCATCAACTATATCATATAATACTGCTTTGTTATTCATATCATCCAACCTCAATATTCTACCAATGGATTGTAAATTTCTAATCTTGGCTTTGTATGGATGAGCAAAAATTAATGATTGTAGATTCTTTATATTTACACCTGTAGATAAGACACCTGATGATGCTATGATAACTGCGTCTTTACATTTTTCAGTTAATGCTCGAATAGACTCTCTCTCATCAACATCAGTTTCACCAGCTATAAAAAATATTTCTCTTGGATATGACTTTCCAGCAACTTCGTTTATAGCCATTTTTCTTTCCATCATCTCCTTTAATACTTTACCATGCTTCTCTACATAATTAAACAGAATCAATGTATTGCCTTTTTGATCTAAAGCCAGATTACATATAAAGTTATTTCGTTTTGTATGTGCTACAATAAAATCTATTTCTTCTTTATATGTTGCTTTCTTTTGTGCCTCTCGTTCAACATCTGGATACTGCATCAACAAACATTGTATCTTCAATTCAGATATATGTTTATCTTTCATCAACTGTTTAGATGTTACAGCCTTATAGACTTGTCCAAATAATCCTTCCAATACAAATTGATGTGTCTTGGATTCAGTTAATGTTCCAGTAGTTCCAAATCTATATCGGCAACTCACCATCTTTTCTAATATACCTTTCAATGATACAGCACTACATAAATGTGCTTCATCACCAACTACCATTCCAAACTGTTTAAAGAAAGGAACTCCAAGTCTAAACAATGACTGCCATGTAGAAATGACAATCTGTTTATCTGTTTTCTTATCTCTACCAGAATATATCATATGACATTGGCTCTTACCATCCCACTTATCGTGTGACGAATAATCCAGAAAATCATTATACATCTGTGTCACCAGATTAGTTGTTGGCACAAGTATTAGTATCTTATCTTTATCCAAAAAATTCTGATGCCATCTTATTAAAGAGTAGATAACCAGACTCTTTCCAGAAGATGTTGGTGAAAGCAAAAGAGCTCTCTCTTTCTTCACACAATGTGTAAATGATTTTATTTGATAATCTCTGGGTATGATTGGTTTATGTTTACAATGAAGATTTAAAGCTTTAAAGAAATCTGCAATATTTTCATCTGATAAACCAGATAGAGGTGTGATACTAACAACATCACTTTTAACTACATATTGTCGTTGCATAGCGAACTTCATAAGATGGTCATATAGACCCATATAAAGTTGTTGCGTTTTTATATTGAATAGACGTATCTTGCCATCCCACATCTTGTTTCGATACTGTGGCATGAACTGAAAGCCTGGGACTTGAAATGCGAAAAATTCATTTAATTCTTGAGCGATATGTCTTTCACAAGAAACCATCAAGAATGTTTCATTCATCTTACCAACTGTTATCATAATTTAAAATGCACCACCCATAAACTTCTGGTGTTCAAGTGCGTTCTTTATATTAAAAGATTTATTCTGCATTACTTTTCCAGCTTCAACAACCAATTTTAATTTCTCTGTTTGTGCTGTAAGTCTATCTTGTATTTCATTTAATATAAGATCCGAATCAAGATATATATTAACATCAGATTTTAAAACTTTATGGTCAAATGGTTCTTTATCATATACAGCTGGGTCTGCTTTTCCCATATAATACATCCATCTATTATATCGGATAACATTATATTCTTTCTCAAGAAAGCGTAGTCGTAATGCCTCATCATGAGCTAGTTGTTGATACTTGACTGCCTGTTCTGGAATTTTTAATGATTCAGTATCCAGCTGAGTATGGTCAATCTTTTTATCTATTTCGATTAGTTTTATTATTTCATCAATTTTCATATGTACATAATAACATACTAAATATGGAAATACAAGGAAGAATATTAGATGATCTTTTCAATATCAAACTGTCCTCTAAAGTTAAAGGAAGCATCAACCACAATGGGTTCAATCGTTGAGGGAGTAGAATCTAATTGTACTGAACTTAAAGCTGTGGGGAAAACATCTGTAAAGGTAATCTTATAATTTGGATTGGATTTGTTTGTATGTAACATAATATTAATATCTGAATATATACCATCAGTAGTTCCCGGAAAATCTTCAGTTCTTTTTAATGCAGCGAACTGTGTATAATCTCTTGGAAATCCTATAGCTGTCATCCAATTATATATCTCTATATAATTCTGCATATCTTCATCTACAATAAAACTTATACTCAATGCCTCAAACGATAATGTATCACCTTCAAGAGGTGTATTCATAAATGGATTTGATTCATGTGTTTCACCCAAAATAACAGATGGTATATTCACACGTTGACAAAAATATGTTGTAGCAGGAAGTCGTGAAAAATTAATTTCAAACCCAACTACATTAAGTTGATTTAAATTGGAAGGTTGTGTATCTGTAAGTTTACTCATTTATTTTCTCTGTAAGTATTTCCACGTTTTTGATATCTTCATCTACGATATCTTCTATATTTATATCTTCTGATATGGCCAGTTTTCGTTTGTACCATTTCATTGCTTCTTGAATTTTTTCCTTTTCCATGTTATTTCTCCATTTTGAGGAGGTGTAGATGATAAAAGTTATTCGTGAGATAATACTAATATCATCTACACCATATATTCAAAAACAAGATATATATCTTGTATAAGTATTTATAACACTTTTCACGAGGAAATATATAATGGAACTTAATAAAACAGTCATAGGATTCTTCATTTTTCTGCATCTTGGTGCTTTACTAGCTTTACATCCTGCTACATTCTCTTGGTGTGCAGTCGCTACTATGTTGGTGATGTATTGGTTAACAGCCTCGATTGGAATATGTTTTGGTTATCATAGATACTTAACTCACAAAGGAATGTCTATGCCGAAATGGTTAGATTATACTATTGTGTTCTTAGGTACTCTGGCCTGTCAGAATGGCCCAATCAAATGGGTAGCTCATCATAGAATGCATCACCGATTTTCAGATAAAGAAGAGGACCCACATGATGCCAGTCGAGGATTTTGGTGGTCACATATCGGATGGATGCTTTATCATAGAGATAGAATAGATAACCCCAAATCAATAGAATTATATACTAAGGATATTTACGATGATAACTTTTACCAATTCTTAGATAAATATTTTATCCACATTCAAGTAGCTTTAGGGATTATATTCTATTTAATAGGAGGTATCTCTTGGGTAGTATGGGGAATCTTTGTACGGATAGTATTGGTGTATCATGTGACTTGGTTAGTCAATAGTGCTTGTCATATGTGGGGATATAAAAACTTTGAACTAAAAGATGATTTATCCACAAACTGTTGGTGGAGTGCAATATTAAGCTTTGGTGAAGGGTGGCATAACAATCATCATAAATATCCAAAGAAAGCTAAACATGGTTTAAAGCTTTATGAGATTGATTTAACTTGGGTTTCTATTTGGGTATTATATAAGTTAGGTTTAATAAAGAGTATAAAGTAATATCTTAATCCCAACCGAACTGACATACATAATATAACACAACGAAAAGTCCAATACAAGGAACAAGTTAAGAATATTTATATCCCATTCTATTAAGCTCTTGACGATTAAACATATGAGCTTTATGTATATCTATTTTAGACCTTCCATCATACTCAACAGCCATATGACTCTCTATCATCAATTCATTGATATTAACACCATCAACTATAAGCTCTCCTAATATTCTCCCGAACTTCCCTCTCTTATCCAAGTAAGTTCTTAAAGCAATACAGGTTCCTTTCTTACATTGCTCTTTAAGAAAACTGGCAGCCAACTTACCATAAAACTTTTCTTCTTTATCTCTTGTACGGGATTCTGGGGTGTCAATACCATAGAGTCGGATTCTTTGTTTAGCTAATATAATACCAAATCCTAAATCAATATCGACATCTACAGTATCTCCATCCACAATTCTTCGTATCTTAGCTTTGTATTCATGCATATCAATTCATTGAACAAGGCATCCAAACTTCTTCTTTATCGTGGAAGTGAATATTCCCACCACAGTCAAGCCACTTAGATGCTTTCAATGCCTCTTTAGGTGTTTTGTAAGTATGAGCAAAAATATCTCTTGAGTTAATAACTCCCTCAGGTGGTACTCTGCGACTACCAAAATCATCCATCGGTCCGTGAGAACCTTCTGGTTTTTCGATTACAATTTTTTCTGTTTCTTCTATGAATACTCCAATAGACTCAAAGAATTTTTCTTTGCCAGCATATCCTTCAAGCCGTGCAATTTCTTCATTGTTCCAAATAACAAATGTAGGTGTTGCACGAATTGGTGATAACCTACCTTCTTCCATAGCTTTAGCAATCCAGTCTGGCATTCTGTTATTTACTTGAATTACTTTAAGTGGAAGATACTTGGCATATTCTGTCTTGTCATAAGTGGGTGCTACTTCATTGAGAAAGGCCTGACAGTAACCACAATGAGAATTACTAAACATCAACAACTCATATGCATAAACTGGAAAAGCAACTAATAGAAACAAAAATGTAAATAATATCTTTTTCATGTTACCTCCAAAATAAAAAAAAAGAGGGACAGGGAATTAACCCCATCCCCCTCTAATTAAAAAACTAACTTAACTTACATCAAGTTTAGTACTTTAGTTTTGCGATAGTAAACATTCGCACCGGTCGTGATTGCAGTAAACGGATTGGAAACAATTCCATATCTCGTTTTGAATCCGATTTTCGGTTGGAACGTATTCTCACCCATAGCACGAACCATCTGTAGTGGAACGTACGGACAGTAGAACATACCAGCATCATATGCACTAGATCCCTTATAACCAACTACATAGAATTGGTCAGTTGTTCCGCCCCAATATGGGTCGATATAGACTTTCATCTTACCATTAAGAACACCAGCAAATGTTCGCTGAGAGTCATCAACGTCTAGGTTTGTTGACATTGCCGGAGCATAGTCAAGAATACCAGCCATTGCCATAGCAGATGCTACGTCAGAAGAACAGATCATAAAGTTACCTTTACCGCGTCGGGTTTGGATAGCAATTTGATTTGCATCTCGTTCTACTTGATACAATAGACCTTTGAATTTCTCAACCATCCAACGACCATTAGAGTCGGTGTTGAGGTCGAAAGTTCCAGCAGTTGTCGTATCAGTCTGCGCACCAGCTTTAGCAGCAAAATAGATTGTACGAATTACTTCCCGGTTAATTTCTGCAAGAATCTCAGAAGAAAGAATATTCGCAAGTTCTGTTTCAGCATCCAAACCGTGAACGGCTTTTAGATCCTGAGCAAGTTCTGTTGAGTACTCAGCTTTGAGAGCTCGAGTCTTAGCAGTAACGGAAGTTTTCTCAATGGTGAAAGCCATTTGAGCATAGTTAGTTCCGCCACCATCACCAAGAGCTTCAGCCTGGGTAGTAGTGTGTCCAGCACCAGTTGTCCAAGTACCATCAAACGGATTGTTGGTATTATCGGTAGCAACATGAGTACCAGTACCAGAGAAATCTGAATCAGCTTCGTTGTGTAGTGCTTCCGCCCCACCCTGTGAAGTGTAATGAGATTTCATGGCAAAGATCAATCCCGTAGGACCGGTCATAGGTTGTACACCACAAACGTCATAAGCGATCATCTGAGGCATTGCTCTACGAACCAAAGAAACTAAAATAGGATCCCACTTTGCAACTCCACCCGTGTCAGGCATAACACCTGCATCATTAGCGGGTTGCTCAGAAAGAAACTTCTCTTGATTCTCAAGTAGACGTAAAGTAACATCTCTACGATAAGTATCTTTAATTTCAGGAAGATCGGCATGTTCCATTACGGGTTGCCACTTGTCCTTTATTGTTTCTGATAAATACATTTACTTCTCCTTTATAAATTTAAAATATTAAGTTTTAAAACTTCACTTTCACGTTATCCATATATCTAAAATAAGATTACTTCTTTAAGTTAGAAATTGCAGCCATGACACTATCCATTCTACCATCACCTTTTCCATTAGTCACTTCTTTATTAGTAGCTGCTGTATTCTTATTATCTTCCAGTTTCTTATCTGATTTAAAGTAACTGTTTTTAATAATATTCAACTTCTCTTTATACTGCTTGTCTGATTCGTAATCAACATCTTCGGTTAACTCTTTCATTTTTTCAATGTCAGTATCAACCATGCCTTCTACGATATCTCGGAATGCGTCTTTAGCTTTATAAGTATTTAATTCATTCACCGTATCCATGTGCTTCTGAGTTTGCTCGTCAAGTTTAGTTTCCACTTCGGCAACTTCTTGTACAAGACTCTCAAAGACATCTTCCTTTTCTGCTGGAACATCAATATAATGTTCCTCAAACAATTTCTTCAAACCAGAAATAAAGCTCTCTGTGACTTCGTTGCGAACACCTTGTTCAACAGCGAGTTTATTTTCTTCCATCCATTCTTTAACAACATAATTCATATACTCATCCATTTTTTCAGTCATCTCTGTCTGAATGGCTTCTGTTTTCGTTTCCATATATGTCTTAGATTCATCTCGGATTTGCTTACGAATTTTAGAAATCTTAGACTTAACAGCAGCCTCAAAGATTGTAGCAGCTTTCGTTTTGAATTCCTCAGAAAGGTCTTCACCATCTACAAGAGCAGCAACATCTTCAGAAACATCTACATCAATATCTTCTTTCTTAGCCTTCTTAGATTCTTTCTCCTCATCATCATCTTCGTCATCTTCGTCATCATCATCTTTTTTATCTTTGTTCAACCAAGGAGGCATGCCTTCTTTTTTAGACTTTTTAGATTCTTTCTTAGATTTCTTAGATTCTACTTCTTCTTCATCATCCTCATCATCTTCTTCGTCATCTTCGTAATCTTCGTCATCTTCTTCTTTCTTTGCTTTGGCTTCTGCTTTAGCAGAGGCTTTGGACTTTTTTGTTTTGGGATCTTTTGCTTTGCCCTTACCATCTTCTCCATCAGGCTCTGAATTACTTCGACCTTCTTCATCATCAATATCAGGTAATCCTAATTCTTTATTAGCACTTTTCGCTTCTTCCATATCAACCTCTTCAAGTTTTCCATCATCTGTGAGTGTTTCTTTCTTTGCCATTGTTAATCTCCTAAAAAGTAATTTATTTCGTATAATATTTATAAGACTATAGATTTTGAAGGAATTTTGCAAAAACTTCTATCTTTTTCTGCTCGAGTTCCCTCGATTTTGCGTTCTCGATGGTTTTTCTCATACTATTTATATCTTGTTCTTTAATAACACCGTTGTCCCATATCCATTCTTTGCCTTCCATAATACCATCAACAAATGCATCAGGTGCTGACGGGTCAGCAACAATATCAACTGTGGATAAAACAAAGTCTTTCTGTACTTCATTAACACCATGTTTATTTGGTTTAACACTTCCCATACCTCTGGAAGATACACCAAGCTTAACACCCTCACTAATAAGATTTTTTACAATCTTACCATTTGGAGTATCCATTACTTTTGCTTTACCAATAAAATTTTTGCCATCTTCAACAAGTTCTTTAATAACGTGTGAAACCCTGTCTAAATTAATAACGGGTCCTGCTGGATGACCAAGTTCTCCAAGAGCTCGTCCCTCTGCAACGTAACGTCTATTAAAGTTATTTACTTCTTTCTGTAAAACAGCATGAGGATATATTCTGCCATTCTGATTTTTCATATCAGCTTGCATAAAGATACCTTTAATATACTGTTCTTTACTTTTACCTTCAGTAATATACTCAACCTCATTAGTATGTTCAGTTATTAATTTCATGTGTTTTCCCCTCGTTTCTTTATTCGTTCCGATTCTGCTCCACGAACTTTTGGTAATATTTTTTTTGCAATTCTTTTAATTACAGTTTTCTTTTTGTTTAACTTTTTTTCTAATGCTTCTCTGCCTGCTATAGATAACTCAGATTTCTTTCTATCCTTTAAAATCTTTTTTGTAATTATATCTCTTGCTTTCTTCAATGCTCTTGATTTTAATTTTTCAGGAGTTGCTCTACGCTTCATAGCAATCTTACGTTTCCGAGCAATTTGTTTTCCTTTTGTTTTCATCATTCTTGATCTTTTCATACGAGCTGACTTACTCATTATTTCATCAAGAACATTATTAATCATATCATCAATCTGTTTCATTATCTCCTTCCCACTCAGCATCTATTTCGTCATAGAATTTTTTCTTATCATCACCTTTTAATTGTGATGGACTTGTTACTCCATACTTTTTTAGTTTAGCATCAAAGAATTTTTTATAAGCTGCCTTGTCACCTGTTCCACCATCTTTACCTTCATCCTTTGGTGTGTCTTGTGATGCTTCCCATTCTTTATGTGACATATCAGAATGAACTTTATCACAATCATGGTTTTCAGTTCTTCGGCCATCACCACCAGCACATTTTTTTCTTGCACCATCAGACTTAATATACTCTACTACTTTATTAACAATACTTTCTTTTTTTGTTTGACTACTTCGTTTTTCTATTTCTTTATCACGTTCTGCTTGTCGTTTAGTTTGTTCTTTATCTTGCTCAGCTTTTCTAACAGCAACTTCTTTTTCTTTATTAGTACGCCTTAAAGAATTTTCTTTATCTCTATTAGCTTTCTTTACAGCTGATAAATCTTCTGCTAAATAACTTCTAAAAGTTTTCATTTATCTGCCTCTACAGGTGTTGGTGCAACCTCTGGTTCTGGTGCATTAGTTGGTAATTCATATTTGAAAGATGTTTTAAAATCTTCAATTGCTTTAAAAGATTTATCTTTCAAAATTTTTGTAATGCCGTCTTTAGCTTTATTTAATTTCTTACTAAGAATATCCTTTAATACAGAACTTTTAATATCAGTCATTGTTAATCCTTTCTTTCATTACATTCTTAATTGATTCAATTAATAAATTATCTGTAAGAGTACCTTCTTTAATCCACTCTTTAACTTCATCTTCTGTATCTTGATCTTTACCAGAAATTCTTCCAAGAACATCCTTTTTCCAGTCTGTCTTTTGAACACGTTCAATAGATTTAATATCGTCTGGTTTTTTCAATTTTTTTCTTAGGTCTGCTTTAACTTGTCCAGCACTTTTTGCATCAACATAGAATGATGGAAACCCTTCTACTTCTACTTTCCACATTGCTTCTGTAAATAAATTCTGTTTATAATTTTCAATAAAACTTTTAGTTTTTACTTTAAGAATAGATTTCATAGTGTTATGTGGTTTAAAATTCTTCATCTTCATCTCCCATGTCATCTTCTTCCTCTTCTGGTTTTTCTGCAGCTATCTGTTTATCAATTTCTTTAATCTGCTCTTCACTTTGTTGTAAAATATTTTTACGCAGATACTCTGATGAAATGTATTTACCAACATACTCCTCAGCCATTGAAACCAACTCAAAACGATCTCTCATAATCTCAGAGTTTTTCAACTCCATAAAATGAGAATCTTTAGCCCAGATATAATCAATACGATCTTTAATACTGGCCCAATCTTCTTCTTTAATAATACCTTTAAGAATCAACTGAACTCTTAGTATATCACAAAACAAATAAGAAAATCGTTGTCGTAACCGAGTAATAAACTTTCCAAACTTTACTTCATCTCTTGTAATCTCAGAAGCTCTTCCAAGGTTAAAAGATGTTGAATCTGTACCTTCAATCCTAGATACTGGAACATTTAAAGACTTGTACAGTTTCTTTCTGAAATATTCTATGTCATCTGTTTCACCAAGATTTTGTCCGCCAGGAAGTGTACTGATCTCAGTACCACGACCGCCTTCTCGTCTTGGCAACCAAAAATCTTCCAACATCGAAAGATGTTTTCTTTGATCTTCTACTTCTCCCGATGAAGCATTATAAATCATTTTCTGTTTATACCGATTCATTACTTGTTGTAAGTACTGCTCGGCTTTCAACTTCGGAAGATTACCAACATCAATATAAAATATTCTTCGTTCAGGAGCTCTTGCTAACCTATAGATTACTAGAGCATCCTCAATCATTCGTAACTGATTAAATGGTTTAATTGCTTTGTACAAATAACCAATAACAATTTGTTTGGATGTATCAATCAATCCTGAGTGAACATATGAAATTGCATCAGGTGCCACTTGAATAGCCTGTTGATTTGGCATACCTGATTGAAACGAATTTGTTGTCATAGAATCTGGTGTATAAACATAATACTCATTAACAGCTTTGACAAGCTCTGCACCAGTTCCACTTTTTTCTTTTTCAACTTCACGAATTTTATTAATATTCAAAGGATCAATAGGAACCAATTCTTTGATTCCATCTTTAGGTCTAGTATTATCAATAACTATATGGTGATACAACCTTGCATCTATGTACCACTTTCTAAACAAATCTGTACCGTTATGATTAAAATCTAACAAGTCCAGAATTGTAGAGAACTCTGTATGTATCTTATCTTTAATACCATCAGTATAATCTAACTTATCTAAATCAAGTGATACTGCTGGTTTTCCTTCTTCATGAATTACTGCATCATTAATAATATCTTCTACAGCTCCATCTACTTCTTGAGAAAATCCCATATCACGATATTTTTGAACTAAAACCTTTTCATCTTTTGCATCAACATCTTGATTAAGATAATGACCCATGATACCACCACCATCAACAACGGTAGTCGCACCATCAGTATTCTCAGGTGTTACAAAAGTTTTCCCTTTTTTCTTCTTTTTAGATTTTAACTCAAAACCAAATAATTCAATAGCCATAAAAAGTTTCCTTGTTTTTTTTCATAATAATAAGAGGAGTGGGTTAACCCACTCCTCTTGTTTATTCAGTTTTTATCAAATACCAATAATAGCTCGTAACTTACCAAGCTTAGCATCAAGTCCACCACCAGTAATACCGTTCTTATCACCTGTAATATGCCAAGCAATAGAATCGTCACCACCCATTACCGAATTAGCTGAAGTGTTTTTAGTTACCCAATAATTTACTGCGAAAGTTACTGCATATTCTTCGACAGCATCATTAGATTCCCATGCAACATCAATCGCTGCAACTTCAGTAGGAATAACTTCCATAAAATAAGATGAGATAGGGATACCCTGCCGACTAATTTGTGTAACGGTTCCTTGACCATAAGGATTGTCCAATGATTGATAATTAGCACCATGATTTTGAATCAAATGCATCCAACCTTCAAAAGCATGACGGATACTCATATCCACATCATTAAATACTGTTACTGTCCAATCAGCATATGTACGATCACCCGGAACTTTCAATTGTCGGCCAAGATAATTTACATCAATTGTAGGAACTGTAGATGCAGGCATAGACGTTCCTTTACAATGAAAACTAAAATCATTGCTTAACATTACACCAGCCGGTGGTGTAATACTACAGGCAAACAGATTGGGTCGTACCCCACCCTTGAATTTACTGCTAAAATTTGTAATTGTTGACATTATATTACTCCTTTAAGTTTTGTAAGTATTTATAAGATTAACCACCGATTTCTGAAAAAGAAACATCAGAACGAGCGGCAATAAAGTTCAATTGAATGTAATTGATAGACCTTGCAGGTTTAATAAAAATATCTCCTACAAACTGATTCGTATCAATAATTTGTCCAGTATTATTAGAACTATCACATACTACCTTAAAGTCAGTAATACCACGGCGACCCTGTACTTCTCGTAAGAAAGGAGCAACCATATTTGTAAACTGAGCTCGTGTAAACTCATCATTGAACTCAAACAACATAGCCTTAGCAGCAATCGAAATTGCTTTCTCCAAAACAATAAACAATCTTCGTACATTGATTCTATCAAACGCACTTGGAACTGTTTGCATTGTTTTATCACCCCAAAGAACTACACCAGCACCTGTCTGTGTAATAATAGGATTAATGCTTATCGGATACATTGTGTCACGATTTGCTTTAGTTGCTTCCCAAGAAAGTTTAACAATGTTCTTAATAGCACCACGATTCAATCCAGCAGGTGACCACCAGCTGTCATGAGAATAATCAGTTCTGGCACAAAGTCCTGCCATATCACCATTCATCGGAACATACATAAATTCATCTCGATATCGGTCATACTGATATTTCCAAGCACTATCCATAACTGCATAACTAGAAGAACCAAGAGCAGTATTATCTGTGGTAAGTGCTGAAACTTCAGAACCAGAATTATTAACAACAGATGCTCTTAATGGTGAAACAAATGCCATACAATCTTTTCGTGTTGCAGCTATATTATCTACAATCCAACGACCTGTCGTTGTAGAAGAAGCACCACCTAACACTAAAGTAATGTCAACAACTTCTGGAGTAATATACAAGTTAAACCCTGTTTGAAGAAGTGCATCTGTTTGTGTGTTATCATCAACACCACCTGTCATTGAACCACCTGGTACTGATTCAGAAGCAGTTGCACTATTAAACTCTTTAAAAGTTGTGCCCGCCTTTGTGTCACCAGCATCTCCACCTGCACCAGTTGCATTGGCAGTAAATTCTGTTACTAATCCAACATATGCATATTTAGATTCATTACGCATAACATTTACAACATAATTACTTGAACCATCAATTTTCTTTGCATCAGATGCTTTACTTACAAAAGCATGTTTCTCTAAAACATACCCAGGTGTTCCTGTCCAAAGTCCATCTTCATCAATAACAATAACGTGCATCTCATCACTAGCACCACCAGCATTGCCAACATCAGTTGATGTGCCAGGAGCTCTATCAAAGTTTGCAAGAAAAGTTGCATTAACTGTGGCATCTGCCCAACCATTAGCATCAATAGCCTCTACTTTTAAACTATTACCTAATGCGCCAGGATATTTTGCAACAAATAATTGATCCGTAAATGTAACTGAATCATATGCATCTTTATTATTTACAGCAACAGCCGTTCCTGCATCACTATCTCCAACAACACCGTTGCGTGCTGTTGCTCCTACATTTCTAACAACCCACAAATTATTGCCATAAGCAAGATAATTTGCAGCTGTCCAAAACCATTCAAATGTAGTTGCATCTGGTTTACCAAATATATCTACTAAATCGTTTTCTGTTCCTATCTGTGTTCTTTCCAGAACCGGACCCCATTGGAATCCACCAGCCATGGCACCAATCGTTGTTGCAACATTTGGTACGACAGTTGTTAAATCTTGTTCGGAAATATTAATTCCTGGTGATACTTGAAAAGCCATTTGATTTCTCCTTTTACATTCTTAATATTGATATAGATTTTACTTGTTAAACGTATGTACTGTTTTCCAGAGATCGCCTTCAGCATCTCTTTCATACACATCATTCAATCCATCATCAATAATACCAAAAGGGGTAGTCATATCATCAATAGTATCCATTTTATTTTGATATAATTTTTCCCGTATATTCTGATTACTCAATTCTTTAAAATATGATTGATCTACCAACCAACCAAACAAAACTAATGTAGTCACTAAATCATCATTAGAACCATCTTCAGCAGCAAATGTATCACCATTCGTTACAAAAGTTGTAAGTTCAGATATAATATCATAATCTGGGATAAGTAACTTATCTTCTTCCACCAAACTCTTTAGATTTGAACAACCTATCTTTTTAACTTGTTTAGTTGTTCTTACTCCATAAGAGATATCTGCACGATGGCCACTTGATATTTGTTGGCCATGTCTACCGTACCATGATACTGTTAATAGATTTTCATACTCTAAATCATGATGTAAAACATCGGCTACTTGAGCTCCAATGTCGTTACTTTCTACTAAAACATAAGCATCATTATACTTCTTTCCTATAGTATTTATAATATTTGGAAAAAGCAGCGGTGCTATGATGTTGTTTCTATATTTGGCTACTATCTTATATGGCACCTCAGATATATCAAATACTGTAAATGTGGAATAATCTAGTCCCTGTCCCCGAGCTGTATCAACTGTGATTGTATATAACTTTTCTTTTTCGGGTTCTACATAAACATCTAAATCTTCTTTTGACCATACTGGTGTGCTATAAGATAACTCTTGTAATTTCTCATATGATATAAGAGTATTTGAAGAACCCAGAAAATCTGCCTCATACTCTTGACGAAATGCTTCTTCACCAATATCAGAGATAATCTTTCTACGCCATTCTTGATCTCGTTCTGGAATACTAGTCCAATGAATCTTGAATGTCTTGAACTGGTTATTACCTTCTACAGCATCATTCCAGAACTTATAGAATAAGTTAAAACCATTTGGAGTAGATACCATTATAATCTTAGTGTCTTTACCAGATGAAATCGTAGGATAAACTGATTTGATAAATGCATCAGCAATCGTTCTTTGTACGAATGCAAACTCATCCAAGAACAATAATGAAAAACTATAACCACGAATTGCAGATGAAGATGTGGAAGAAGCTATAATCTTAGAACCATTCTCTAGTTCCAAGTTTCCTTTATTCCACTCAACAATACCTTGTTGTAAAAACTTTGGTAGATGTTGATAAGCTGTCTGTAATCTTCCAAGCAACTCTCTTGATGTAGATGCTTTGTTGGCCAACATACCAACTATCTTTGTCTTGTTAAATAATACATAATGTAAAATATAACCAAGACTTGTTACAGACTTACCAGATTGTCTAGCACTCTTTACAATAACATATCTATTGTCATGTAAAGTATTAATTAAATCTTCTTGATAATCATAAAGATTAAAAGGAACCAGTCCCTTATCAACGTGAATTACCTGAACATAGTTCTTTAAAAAATAAACAATATCATCACGACACTTTACATATTCTTCAACTTCGTGTTTGGTAAATTGTTGATTAACATTAGTCGGCTTTAATAGTCTATTACCTAAATAAGAATCTTCTCCCATTATTTTTTCTTACCTTGTAATAAGTCTTGAAGTTCTTTTGTGCTTCCTATAAATAAAGAATTATTTACAGTATGAGGATCTTTAACATCCTTCTCAATTTCTTTTTTTGTTTTTTGTAATTCCAAAAGTTCTCTGGTTGTATCAGATAAAGTTCTAACCAGTTGAGCAGTTACTTCATAAGCTCGAGCTGATTCAGATTCTTTTGCAACGGCAAGTAATTCTACAAGAGCTTCATTACCTTTCTCTATAAGAGTATGGTACTGTCCTCTTGAAAAATCATAGTCGGCGGTTAGGTCTGTCGTATTAGTTTCTACTGCTGGTGCTTTTTGTTTTCTATTTACTTCAACTGGTATCAAGTCACCTGTAACATCTAATACTTTATTTAATTTTTCAACAGTTGTTTTCTTCATTAATAATAATCAGTTTGTGTTGTTGTATATCCATAAGCATCATCAGCATCTGCTGTTGTCGGATCTGACTTAACATCAGTATTACTAACCTTTGTTGTTGAGTCAGTAGCATTGTATTTATTAACATCCACCTCTTTAATAATACTAACATCTTTTGTCGGACCGTAAAGATATGCTTTAACAGTAAATGTCAATGTATGTATAAGAGCTCGTCTTGTTAAGAAATCTCCTTCATAACTATCTTCCGTAGACAACCCACTAAAAATAATTGGTATATCTCTTTTAATACCCATTGAACTCATCTCATTCATTGTTACTTGATATGCAGGAGAAAAATATGGTAAAATCTGTTCAAGTATTTGTGTACCATCATCAGAATTTTTTACCATTACACTTAAAGTAAAATCAAAATCATATGGTATGGGTGTATAAATTGTAGTTAATTTAGTATTATCAGAAGCATGTGTTTTTTTAAATTGCTTAGTTGTTACCAACTTTCTTGTAGAATCATAATTGATCGCAGTAAATTCAAATGACATTCGTGGTAACGTAAGGCCTACTTTACCTTTACTGATATCTGTTGCTTCTCGTAATCTTACAAGAAACTTCTCAGCAGGACCGTAAGCTATAGGAACTCTAAACTCCTCTTGAGTCACATTAGACGAATTGACGCGTCTTACAATGATATCATTAAATACTGTACCAAATAATATAACAATATTTCTTATATTCTTATTATAAAAATAAGTACCAAACATTAAGTTACCTCACCGAATGGATTTGATTCTGAAAAATCAAGAATAGAATCACCTTCCGTTTCAAATTCTTTATTATCTGCAAATGGTGTCGTTGGTAATTCTTGATAGTCTGCGGCCGATGCCTGCGACCATACTGCACCACTTACATCACCAGTAACATCAGTTGAAGCTGCAAATGTTCCAGATGTGTCATTAACTCTTAATGCTCTTGTTGAAGAATCCCAACTAACAACAACACCCTTACCAGTTGCGGCTGCAAGACTTGCTCCTTGATAAACTGATTCATCAACACTAAATGTTCCACTACCACCAGCAGTCATAATCAAATCAATAGCAGCTGATTGTTCTCTTTCAATATTATCTATATCAGCAATACCAGTTTCTAATTGTTCCTCACTATACTGATACAACTCACAAGTAATATCAAAACTATAATTCTTTCCAGCTTGATAAAATGGTTGTTCGTGTTCTACAAATTTAATCTCAAATAATCCTTTACTTATTGGTAAGAAAACTAAATCTCCTTCCAATGGTTTAGACATATCTGTTGCAAGTTCAAATCTATCTTTATGAACTGTGAATATAACTTCATCACGAACATCCAAACCAAACTTACTAACCAAATCTCCTTCACCACCAAAACCTTCAGTCGTTTTGAGATACATTTCAATTTCATACGCAGTAGAAAACTTGGCCAATACATCTTCACCAAGCAACACATCTTCTTTAACTAAAGTTCTTGGTATATAAAATACATCTAATCCGTGTATTTGTATTACCTCACTTGTTAAAGAGTTTATCAACTCTTGTTCAGCATGTGATGTTGTATTTTGAAAATATAGATTAGTTGGCATTATGCTATAAACCCATCAGGTGGAAGTTCCCATTTCATATTCATTTCTTCTTCTATCTTATTAATCTCGTCTACAGCTTCATCATAGATTGTTTTGCCGTTAAGTGTAACACCACCCGGCAATTGAACTCCTTCAAACTTCTTTAAGTTCTCTCCCCATTGTCTTTTAATTAATGACGTACAATATTTCTTTAAAAACATATCATCATATACTTCTGTATATGTATTGGGGTCTAATATACGATAGGCTTCTATAATAAGAACATCTCCAACAGTAAATTTTTCAGACCAATTTGTTTCTAAATATAATTTATTTTGTTTACGATTAAAAAGAACAGTAGCATTAACAGTAAATAAATGATCTACCATTGAAAAGTTTTGTAATGACATCTGCCAGTTGATTAAAGAAGAACCACTAAATGTATTCAAGTCCTGAATACGCAATTGAAATTCTTCATTAAAGAAACCAGTTTGAAATGCATTAAAGTTTGGAATAGGTAAAACTCTTATAACACTAATAACAGGGTCAGCCATAGCAATATATTCATTGTCAATATCAGTTTGTGTTACTGTGTGTTTAAGAAAAACTTTCTCTACACCATCAAAATGATATTCAGCAAAATACTGAAGTGCATCATCCATACGATCAGACATTTGTTCATCATCCACATTGATTTCAATAACGGGATGTCCCAATCGTCTTAAACAATAATCTTGTAATAGTGTTCTTGATGTGATTGCCATAGTTTTATCCTAATGCGATTGCCATAGTTACAGCCTTTGAAGTTGCAGTTGCCTCGTCTACACCAGCAGTTGTTACATTACCAACTACTACGATAGAATCATCCGACTTTCTTGTGTATATCTTTTGGTCAGCAACATTAATACATATTTCACCAACAGCTAAATCGCTTGTGGTTGGTATAGATGATGCTGTTTCACTTTTCTTCGGTTTGATTACTATCGCCATCTACTGGCTCCTGTTTAGAAATTTCTTCTTTTAATTTTATGATTGTTGCTTCCAACTGAACATTCTGTGCTACACTTTCATTCAGTCTTGTTTGTAGAATATTAATAATATTCTGTGCATACTTTATTTTCTCATCAAACTCATTCTGTTCCATAAAACCTCCATTGTTAAATTAAGCCCATGCTAATGATGTTGCGTGTACTCTTGTTTCCTTTGATCCTGCTGACTGATTATGTGTTGTAATTTTATATCGCATATCAGTACCAGAAGCACTATTTGAAAATGCTACATTGTTTGCAGTTACAATCTTTTTAGTTCCACTTCCCCAAGTACCTTTATCTACTAGTGTTGCTTGATCCCATCCTGTTCCACCATTGCGGGATACCCAAGCTTTAATATCTGTATTTAATGTTGTAGTACCTGATCCATTTTCTATTAACATACAAATGTCACCTGTCGTTGGTGCAGACAATGCTGTGTTTGCTACAGATTGAAGTGTTAGGTTTGCACCAGATGAAATAGCTGAAGTTGGTCTGCGAATTACAACAATACCAGAACCACCAGCACCAGAAGCCATACCGTTACTCCAACCACCACCACCTCCTCCAGTATTTGCTGTTCCTGCGACTCCGTTGGTGTCTGACCAGAAACCGCCAGCCCCACCTCCGTGTGAAGTTGTGCCAAGAGTTCTTCCTGTCCAAGCAGAACCACCGCCACCACCAGCATAACCAACAGCAGAACCTGTTATAGATGAATTTAATCCTGCACCACCATCACCCCCATTATATGGTGAAGGACAAGACCCTCCAACTCCTGCGGCCCCACCACCACCTCCTCCGGCATATGGCCCGCTGGCTTGTCCGAATCCAACTCCCCCAGCATAACCCTGATTAGCAGTACCAGCCCCACCAGCACCAGATGAAGATTCACCACCTCCTGATCCACCTCCTGATCCACCAACTCTACCAGCAGGAGAAGCTGGATTTGCATAGTAAGAACCTCCACCACCTCCAACTGAAGTGATTGTAGAAAATACTGAATTACTACCATCGGGGCCATAACCCGTAACAGAAATTGAAGCACCACCTGCACCAACCGTAATACCTGTAATTGTAGTAGCAGCTACTGCAAATCCTGTTGCGGTTCTAAAACCTCCAGCACCACCTCCAGCACCAGACCAACCACCGCCGGCACCACCGCCAGCAACCACAAGATATTCGTAATCTTGTGCTGTATCAGTAGTGAAAGTGCCGTTGCTTTGAGTTGTAGTCCATTTGTAATATGTATAATCTCCGTCTACAGTACCAGTAGAAGCAACAGAGCCAGTAGATGATGTAGTTACACTTGACGATGTTCCACCTTGATAATATTTTGCAATACCAGAACCACCAACTAATTCATTGGTAGAAGCACTAGCATCAATTCCAGTTGTATCATAATATTCATCAATCACTTGGTCAATCAAATTAAACTTTGCAAGGTTGTTTGCTGTCTGAGTTTTAAATGCGAGTATAGCAATATTATTTTCCATTGCTGATGTATCAGTTGAAACACCAGTTAAGTTACTACCATCTATTGCAGGCAGTTTTGCATTACCATCTAGTTGTACTACATTGTTTGCCGCAGTACCAGCAGTCAATGTTGCAGCTGTTCCTAAACCAGTAATCTTTGACACAGCAATTGCGGCACCAGCTGCGACTTTAACATTTGTTATTGCATCAGCTGCTATGTCTGCAGCCGCAACAGCATTTGCAGCTATCTTAGCTGTAGTAACAGCATCATCTTCTATTGCATCTGTTTCTACTCTTTGTAATGCCATTCTATTTCTCCTTTATTTCCATGCTAAACTCGTTCCGTGTATTCTTGTTACTTTTCCTGTAGCGGATAAATTACCTGTACCAATTACAACAGTACCCGGATCAAAGTTAGTTATTTTACCATTAGCATCATAACCACTACCAGATAAATTAGCAGCTGTTAAAGTAACTTTAATATATCGTGCTGTAACAGTTGACACACCAGATATTAAACTAATAGACCCACCACTAGCAGAATGACCAGCAAAATTAATTTCTCCTGCAGCTGTTCCACTACTAACATTTGAAATATTATTAGAATAAAGTATAGAATCTTGTGAAATACCAGACATATCCCAAGCAGAATATGTACTGTCATCAGTTGAATATGTAATGGTATATTGCATATGATCTCCAGCACCTCTATAAGTACCAATTCTTAAAGTACCAGAATTAAATATATAATTTTGTCCCATATCCCATTTTAAATAACCATTAAGAGCAGTAGTAGCAGTACCTCGTCCGGATTCGTGATTATTGTCTGTTAATTGTGTAAAAGCTCCAGCAGAGTTATTCCATTGCCATCCAAAGTTTCCAGAATAACTTACTGTTGGTGAAAGAGCACTAAAAGTTGAAGGTGCCGTTGCTGCCGTATAACTCTGGTTCTTTGTTTCAACTTTATATCTCATACTAGTCGTTGCAGCTTCTGCTGGTGTGTTTGCAGTACCACCCATACTTGCATGATTAGAACAATAGTAATATAATGTTGGTGCAGATGCAGCCACAACAATTTGTGTATATGCATTAGCACTTCCCGGAGTTCCACTTTCTGTAACACCAGTTGTATATTCTGTACTACCAGCTGCGTCTGCCGCAGTTGCAAATTTAAATGTGTGTCCCGATATATCAGAATTAGATGTATCAAACTTATAAGTATATCCTTCAGTTAAAGTTTGAATTGCTTGTGCTGTTCCATCAACTTTAAAAGCTGTTGATAATGCTGATTGTGTTTCTCCGTGAATTAATAGTTTTGTGTTTGAATCACTAGTGAAAGCAGTTGTACTAGGTGTAAAATTTGCAGTATAACGAGCATTATTAGAAATTCTAACTTCATCAATATAACCTTTAAAGTAAGCACCACGGCCTTGTCTACCAATCCAAGGATTAGAACCATTTGATTGTAAATTTTGATTAGATGCAGTATCAGTACTATAACTAGGTTCTGTTCCATCAACAAATATTTTTATAGAGCCACTACTACGAGAAACAGCAACATGATGCCAAGTATTTTGTGAAATTACATTGAAGGCTGTTATTTTATCATAAGTGGAACTACCATTATATAATTCTAATCTTACTGCCCCGGTTGGTGTTAAATCAAATGTATAATCATAATTTGGACCTCCCCAAGCACCAGAACCAAAAATAACATCATCAAATGAACCAGGTGCTTCTGTACAATAAATCCATGCTTCAAATGTAAAATCATTTGTACCAAAATCAAAATCAGCATGATCGGTTATTGCCATACCATCATTACTACCATCAAACAACATTGAATGTGTACCAAACTTTTTTTCTACAGTTGATAAAGCCGCACCACCATTTGCTGTTAATGCATGAGCTGAACTACTGTGATCTTGATATGCACCAACAGCTGATTGTGCTGCTCGTATTGTCACATCTTTCGTCATAACAGTCCCAGGCATTGTAACATCATTAGCTGCATAAACATTACCACTTCCCCATGTACCTATCTTTGCCAAAGTCGTATCAACATAATTTAATGCATCTCTACTTACACCTGCTTTAACATCTGTATTGATTGTTGCTGTTCCCAGTTCATCTTCAGTCTGTAAAACTATACTTGCTTTTGTTGGTGTACTCTCTGCTGTCGTTGTGGTTGATATAAGAGTTTGATTACTATTGGATGAACCACTATAATACTTTACACCAGCACTACCAGCTAATGTTTCATTTGTACTAGCACTTGCATCAACACCCGTTGCGTCCTCATAGTCATCAATCACTTGGTCAATCATATTAAACTTTGCCAACTGTTCAACAGCACCAATATGTAAACCCAATCGTGATAATTGATTTTCTATTGGTGTAAAATCTGATACAATACCAGTTAGTTGAGTCCCATCCAGTACAGGCAAATTACCACTACCATCAAGTTGTAATATCTGGTTTGCACCAGTTCCAACATCAAGTCCCGCTACAGTACCAACTGCACACTTAGTATGAGCAATAGCTGCACCACTAGCAACCATAGAGTCAACGATTGTTCCATCTACTATGTCGGTGCCTATAACTGTAGCATCAGCAACTTTTGATGTGGTTATTGCGTTGTCTGCTATCTCAGCTGTCTGTATTCTGCTTAGTGCCATTACTTTCTGGTAGTTGAGGTGTAAAAGTTAAGTTACTATCTGCTTCTAAATCAAACCCTAAGAAGTCAGCTTGTTGTTTTGCTACTGGTTCGTATCTATCTGCAAAGTCATCTACAAACGAATGAAGTAATGAAGTATTTGCAACACCAGAACTTCTTTCTTCTACTAGGTATTTATCAATTTCACGTTTTGCACTAGACACACAAACACCTACTTGCTCAAGATATTCTTGATTACCACACTTTATTATTCCGTTCTCTCGAACTTCCCGTGTAGATTGTGTCATTGCTCTCTTGATATGGGACTTGACTTGTGCCTTCTCAAATTCTTCCTCAGTAATATCACCCATTCGTTCTTTGAGGTCATCGTGCATTTTAGAAAGAGTTTCAATTTCTTTCAGAGCTCCTTCGACCTTGACAAGAACTTCAGCACCCTGATTATCAAGTTTAGCAGTTTGTACTTCTAACAACTCTCGTTTCAAGTCATCTTCTTCTTCAAGAATTTTTCTCTTTTTAATTTTAATCTTAACTTGTGTTTCCATGAAACCAAACTTAGCTTCACTGAGAGCTTGTCGTTTACGACACATCTCTGCTGATATTTGTCGTAGTCGTGTCCAATCATCTGCCTGAGAACAAGTCAAGTTCTTAATCATAAACTGACTTCTTGACCTATCCCATATACGCTCTGTGTACTGGACTTTCTTTGCGGCTAAATCTGCGTTGTGTAAATTCTCAACAAGTGTTTTGCCACCATAAGATTTGTGTTCTACGATTGCTCCGAAAGAACGAACAACTAAATCAGTTGATTTTTCTTCTGTAGTCTGTTCTACTTCCACTCTTGTTTCTTCATTCATAAACTGCTCCTATGTAAAATATTAAATGTTACTATATATATACTGTTTGTTTTTCCTTAGTATTGTGAACCAGCATTAGAACCAACATTACCTATTAAATTCCCAACATCAGTAGCGTTTGCGTCTGATACCGTACTAAATTTATCAATTACATCAATCCATCCATCTCCACCGCACGCATATCCATGTGTTGTTGAAGTAACACCACACATATTACTCCTTGCAACTGTTAAATCTCCTGCATCAGTAGCATTTTGTGTCCCAGTATCAAAACTAAATTTATTTATTACAGCAATGGTTGCACCACCAGCAGCATAACCATGAGTCGTTGATGATACCTCAGCGTGCGATCCAACAGAATTTGTCAAATCTCCTACATCAGTAGCATTTGTTTGTGATGCAAATGGAAATTTCTCAATTACATCTATACCCGGATATGGATAACCTCCAGCACAATACCCATATGTTGCTGAGTTGTGACCTGACATCTGACCTTTAGCAGCTGTCAAGTCTGCCCAATCTGTAGCATTTCCGTCTGTAGTAAAGCTAAATCGTTCAATTACATTTGTAGTTGGATAACTACCACATACAAAACCATAATTTTCTGATGATTGTCCTGCAAGCTCACTTTTTGCAACTGTTAAATTTCCTACATCGGTTGCGTTTCCTCCACCTGCAAATGACCACTTATCTATTACATCTCGCAACCCACCACCACCACCACTTGGATATTGGTATCCTCCAGAACAGTAACCATGTGTTTTGGATTTCTGTCCACAAGGGTTATCACTTCTACCATCAGAAAGATTACCAGCATCAGTACTATTTCCATCAGATGTCAAACTAAATTTTTCTATAGTTTTTGAATCACTTCCATCTGCACCACCAACAGCATAACCATAAACAGATCCTTGAAAATTATATGGTGACACATCCCCACTACCTGCACCTACATTAGTCCATACGTTAGCACCAGCGGTTGCATCAGTACACACATACATTTCCCCACTTGTACTATTCAACCATTCTGTTCCTAGAGTTTTATTAGAATCTATTGCTGGGTCACTTGCACTTGTCAAGGGACCTGGCTTGTTTAATAGATTTGCACCAGTACCTGCAGGTATCTTTGCGTTGGCATCTAACTTAACAAGATTGTTGGCTCCACCAACATCTTCTATCATTGAAATGTCTACTTTATTTAATGCCATTTGTTTTCCTTAGTATTGACAAGTTCCCTGATAACCTACTGTTCTTGTTAAATTTCCCACATCAGTCGCATCTCCATCTGTACTAAAGCTGAACTTGTCGATTATATTATAATAAGGGTTTCTACCACCTATTACATATCCGTATGTAGTTGATGAGGTTCCTGCTGGTTGATAACGAGCTTGAGTTAAATTTCCGACATCCGTAGCATCGCCATCAGAAGCAATTGCCCATTTATCAATAACATTTGAGCTAGAACCTGAATAACCACCACCCAAATATATATATGTTGAAGAACTAGAACCTCCACCTGCACCACTCCTGCCAACGCTTAAATTTCCCACATCCGTAGCATCGCCATCACTACTAAAAGAATATTTATCTATAATGTTTGAGTTACCGGAACGATAACCACCCATAGCATAACCATAAGATTCAGATGTTCCACCTCCTACTTCACCTCCAGCAACAGTTAAATTCCCAACATCACTGCTACTAGATGTTGCTCCAAACGCAAATTTATCTACGACATCTGTATAAGTAGGAGAAGCACTTTCACCTCCATTCATATATCCGTGTGTGGAAGAACTTGAACCACCAGCCGTTCTTCTTGAATGAGTTGTATCACCAACATCAGTAGCAGTTCCACCACTAACCATAGCAAACCTATCTATGATATTTGAATAAGGGCCACTAGCACCACCTTGCATATAACCATAACTGGTAGTAAAGTCCGTTGCCCCAGCCGAACCAAATCTTGCTACTGTCAAATCTCCTACATCAGAAGAATCACCATCGGATGTAAAGCTAATTCTTTCAATATCGGTTTGATATGTGCCATTTGTTCCACCACAAGCAAAACCATACGATTCACCTTGAAATTGTAACTTTATATCACCTGTCCCTGCTCCTACATTAGTCCATACGTTAGCACCAGCCGTTGCATCAGTACATATGTAAACTTCTCCTGAAGTTTTATTAACCCACTTTGCACCAAGTGTAGAATTTGTATCTATAGCTGGATCACTCGTACTTACAGTAGGTCCCGGAACATTAGTTAAGTTTGTAGCACTCAATGCTGGCAACTTTGCGTTAGCATCTAATTGTAATATTTGATTTGCACCAGTACCAACATCTATTCTTGCTGTTGCAAGAGTACCTGTAGTAAAAGCAGAACCAGACAGAGCCGTGACTTGACTACCATCAATAGCTGGTATCTTACTGCTACCATCTAATACGATAGTATTGTTTGCTCCAACTGTATTTGTTACATTAACTGTCATTTGTTTTCCTTATAATTGAATACTACCATTTCCAGGTTCACCTCTATTATGTGTCAAGTTACCTACATCAGTAGCAGTATTATCTGAAGCAAAAGCAAATTTTTCTATTGTATCTCTATAGTACTGTCCTTGAGCACTATCACCTTTAGGAAAACCACCCATAATATATCCATGTGTAGATGATGCATTGCCCATAGCATTTTGAGAAGTCACAGTAAGAAGTGTGCTTCCACTTGCAACGGTACTACTATCTGATGCTGTAGACATTTTATCTATTCTGGTTATACTAGGTGCAACCATTGTACCCATACACCAAGTATAACCATCTGAACTACAAGTTGCAGAAGGTATACCAGAATGAACAAGATCACCGATATGATGTGTTGCTGTTTCTGATGAGAAACTCCACTTATGAATATATTCAGAGTTAGTACCAGCTGCTACTCCTCCCATACTATAACCATGTGATGAAGAACAAGCACCTTTGGCATAATCTCTGCCATTAGGTAAAAGATCACCAACATTAGTTCCACCTCCATCGGTTGCAAATGAAACTTTTTCTACTTTTTGTAATGGTGTAGTCACCGCAACTCCACCTTGTACCCAACCATGAGTTTCTGAAGTACAACCACCAGCTGAACCTTGATTTGTAGATAAATCACCTACATCAGTAGTATTAGCTGGTGCAGACATACCAAACTTTTCAATCCAATTCTGATAACCACTATGGTACCCACCCATACAATAACCATGAGTTGTAGAAGCTGCACCTGCAAGACTATCTCTAATAGATGTTAAATCACCTTGGTCTGTACTATTACCATCTGAAGCAAAAGAATTTTTATCTATACTCGCAACATCATAATAAGGGCCGGGATTGTTGGGTCGCCAATATCCACTCGCACAGAAATATGATGTTGTACAATTAACAAAATGAAACGGTGCCACATCACCTGTACCTGCTCCTACATTAGTCCATACGTTAGCACCAGCAGTTGCATCTGTACATATATAAACTTCTCCTGAAGTTGTATTATGCCATTCAGTACCAACACCACCAGAAGGATTTGTGTCTATTGCTGGGTCACTAGCTGACGCTGTTACACCCGTGGCAACACCAGTTATCTGACTACCATCTACGGCAGGGATATTACCAGAACCATCATATACTAAAAGTTTACTGGCAGTAATACCAGTATTCTGCATCATTGAAATGTCAATTTTAGTTAATGCCATTTGTTTTCCTTAGTATTGTGAGCCTCTTAAACCTCTACGATTAGATACAAGATTACCTACATCTGTTCCTATACTTTGTGAAGCAAATGCAAATTTACCAATATGGTTTGACTGAGTATCACCACCTCCAGCAACATAACCATGTGTTTTTGATGATGCGCCTGCATTATTCGTAGCACCAGTATGTAAGTCACACCAATCTGTAGAATTACCGTCTGTTACAAAACTAACTTTATGAACCGTTTCTGGTGCCGGCGATGCATTATTACCACCCATTAAATAACCATCTGTTGCAGTTTGACCTGCAGACCCGTAGCCAAAGTTTTGTGAACCCGGAATAGTACCAATTAATGCAGCTGTGGTATTTGAAGCAAACGAAAATTTATCTATATTTGCATTACCACCACTTCCGTCCATTCCATAACCATGTGTTGCTGAGTTAGTACCAACACAACCATAACGACCCGAATATAAATTTCCATGTGTTTCCTGTGCGCCTTCTGAAGCAAAAGACATACGTCTTATTCCAATATTTTGGGAATATCCACCTAAAGTATAAACGTGTGTCGTGGAAGATGCACCACCCATAGAATTATCAGTAGTTATTAAAGAACCTACTTCAGTCCCAGTTGTATTTGAAGCAAATGCAAATTTTTGTATTTTGTTTGATGAGCTCGGACCTGTATAACCTCCAGCATGATAACCATGAGTTGTTGAATATCCAGAACTACCTTCAGAAGAAAGTTCAAATAAATCTCCGTGATCTGTAGCATCTCCATCTGTAGCGAAACTAAATTTTTCAATTCTGTCAACCGTACCTGGCAAGTTACCACCAGCAGCGAAACCATAATTCTCACCACCACCATGAAAAGGTGCCACATCACCTGTCCCTGCTCCAATGTTAATCCATACATTAGCACCAGCCGTTGCATCAGTACATATATAAGCCTCTCCTGAAGTTGTGTTATGCCACTCTGAACCAACACCACCAGAAGGATTTGTATCTATTGCTGGGTCACTTGCATTCTTTGTAGCACCCGGAATATTTGTTAGTAGACTTGCATCAAGTGCTGGCAACTTTGCGTTAGCATCTAACTGTACAAGTTTATTTGCAGTAGTACCAACATCAATACGAGCAATTGGAATTGTACCAGTAGCAATGTTACCAGCTGCAATAGTGGTAACTTGACTTCCATCGACAGCTGGAATCTTTCCAGTACTGTCTAAAAACAGAAATCTATTTGCTCCTACTGATGTTCCATCTACAATTATATCTGCCATTTGTTTTCCTTTTTCTTAATATTGCGTTCCTGCCGCCCCACGCCTTGCTACGGTTAAATCCGCAACGTCTGTCGAGTTCCCATCTGACGAATAATTATATTTCTCGATTACATTATGAGTTTCCCCTCCTGCGGAGTACCCATACGTTTCAGAAGCCGAACCAGACCGTTGCCTATTGCTTGCCAATAGATTCCCAACATCAATTGAATTTCCATCAGAAGAAAAACTAAATTTCTGAATCACATTAGAACCTGTCCCACCGTGAATATATCCGTAGTCTGCCGATGATGTTCCTGTAACATAATCAAGATTACCTAACAAGTTGCCCACATCGGTTGAATTGCCATCGCTTGAAGTGGAACCTTTATCAATAATATCATAGGAGCCAAATCCACCAGAGCAATAATAATGAGTCGTAGAGGACGAACCGCCTGCCCAATCTCTGGCTTGCGTTAAATCCCCAACATCAGTCGCGTTTCCATCAGATGAAAAAGAATTTTTATCAACAACATCATTAGTAGGCCGCCCCATGTGGTAGCCGTAGTCTTCACTAGAGGCACCGCAAATCCCTGAATTGCCAACGGTCAAGTCACCAATGTCTGCCGCATCACCATCCGATGAAAAAGAATGTTTGTCGATAACGGTATGACCTCCATCACCACCACCACCGTTGTATCCATAGTCTGAGGATGAACAACCAGACCTACCATATACTGATATGGTCGCATTACCAACATCTGTGGCATCGCCTTCCGATGAATACGAATATTTGTCTATTACGTTTCCAAACCCACCTGCGTAACCGTTAGAAGCATAGCCATATTGTGTCCCACCAAATGACCACGGCTGTACATCCCCACTACCTGCTCCTACATTAGTCCATACGTTAGCACCAGCGGTTGCATCAGTACATATGTACATTTCACCACTTGTACTATTTAACCATTCTGTTCCAACACCACCTGAGGGATTTGTAGAAATTGTAGGATCGCTTGCAGAGATTGTTGCAGATACTATACCAGTTAATAGACTTCCATCAATAACAGGAAGATTTCCAGAGCCATCTAGTTGTACCAGTTTATTTGCTGTTGTTCCAACATCTAAACGTGCTGAAGCAATAGTACCACTAGCAACATTGGAAGCATTCAGAATTGTTATCTGACTACCATCTTTTGCTGGTATCTTACTATTAGTATCAGCAACCAATATTTGATTGGCACCGTTTACTTGACTATCTGATATAGAAATTATTGCCATTTAGAAAGTTCCACCGTCAACTACATTTGACCATGCTGGTGTTCCACTATTTGATTTAAGAAAATAACCATCAGTACCAGCTGCTGTAACTTGTATTGTTCCAGTACCATTACCATATAATATTCCATTAGATGTAAATGTTGATGCACCAGTTCCACCAAATCCAACTGATAATTGTGCAGGAGTTGTCCAAGTCCCACTTGTAACTATTCCAACACCTGTTGCACTTGAAGTATTAAGTCCTGTTCCACCATAGGTTGCACTAATTGCTGTACCATTCCAAGTCCCAGTTCCAATCGTTCCTACAGTTGTTATTGCAGCTTGACCTGTCCATGCAGTATCAATAACAATATTATCTGATGTAACAGTAATACCAGTACCAGTATTAACATACATAGTATTTCCAGTTTTACTTAAACCATCACCTGTTGTTATTTGTCCTGTACCAGAAAACTGAGAAAATAAAATTTGTGTTGTTCCAAAAGTAATGGCAGTATCTTGTGTCATTACATAACCATTATCTGCATTAGTAGTTCCACCTTCACAAAAGAAGAATACACCAGAATTTAATTCGCCTGCTGTATCTGCATCAGTTGCTCTGGTTAAAACCCAGTTGGAAGAACCATCACCAACAGTAGTTACTTTGTAAATACCATTTGCAGTATTACCAGTTTGGTCTTTAACTAATACTCTATCATTGAGTGAAAGTGCTACACCATCAATTGTAATTGCAGCTTGTGTTCCTGTGTTAGTTAAAGTTGCACCAACACCACTAACACCATTATTATATGTAGTACTTAGGTTTGTTGTGGTTGCAGCTTTAACCGAATCTTTTACTTCTAATCCAGTTAAGTTATTATCAACATATGTTTTAATTGCCAATGCACTTGCAAGAGTTGTATGAGTTCCTGCAACAGTTGATAAGTCTGTATCAAGAGCAGTAATACCATCTAATAAATTTAACTCGGTTGCACTTGCAGTTACTTGCGTTGCAGAACCACTTGTACCAATCCAAAATTCTGATGTCTTAACAACATCAATATGTTTATTTGTATCAAGAACTACTGCTTTTCCTGCATAAGCATTTCCAACAGTCGTATCTAAATAATTTAATTGTGCTGTTGATGCAGTACAACCATCAAGTTTATTTAATTCTCCTGAGTCTGATGTAACCCCAGCAAGAATATTTAACTCAGCAGTCGTTGATGTAACACCATCAAGTTTATTTAATTCTGTTGCAGATACAGTTACTTGTGTTGCCGAACCTGTTGAACCAAGATAAAGTGCATTAGTTTTAATTGCATCTACATGAGAATTGTTATCTGTTAGTATTGCAGATGCCGCAGTTAAAGTTCCATTGGCATGATCTAATAGTTTAGTAAAATAAGAACCACCGACAATTACAGCTGTCCTAGTTCCACCCAAACCATCTGCATGACCAATAAATAACTTGCCTAATCCTTGTTCGTCACCACTACCATCATCTGACGAATAAGAATACCCTAATTCACCAGTAGTAAGAGTACCACCACTAATATGAGAATTAGGTATTGTGTTATTCGTTGATCTTTTTATTTGTATTTGATTGGCCATAGTTTATCCCTTTTACATTGTTCCTGCATCAAAAGCTAAATCAGTAAATGCTTTTAATTCATATCTTGATGTATTTGAGTTCCAAATTAATAAAGAATCATTTGGTGCAGAAGATGAATCAACATCAACTGCGGCATTAACTGTTATAGTTCCTCGTACTTCTGTAGAACGAACAACCTGTGAAGCTGCTATACCCGGTTGTGTTACTTTAATAACATTCGGAGAACCAGCAGCTGCTTGTACAACAACATTTGCCATTACTTAGTTACCTCTGGTCTAATAGTTATTACTCCTTCAATAACTCTTGTAACTGTTGAATCGCTGTGTGTAATTTGTAAATCATAAACATATCTACCTGCTTTAAGTGCAGCTGTCTGTACAGCTGTCAATGACATAACAATAACACCACTTGTATGTGGTGTTGATTTAGTTGCATTGATTGTTGTATATGCAGTTGACGTATAATTCTTTCTTAATTGAGATGTCGGAGTATATGATGTCAAGTCCTGAACTGTTGCACCATCTGTTTGATATACAGTAATTGACTTAGAAAAAGTCGAGCCTTGATCTATTATCTGATTTAGTATTGATGCCATTGTTTATCTCTTATCGGTGTTTATGTGTATTTATAATTTTGTACTACTATGTTGTGACTTTGAGTTTTTCTTAGTATTGTTGACTACCACCCAATTCACTTCTACCAATTGTTAAGTTACCTACATCTGTAGCAGTTCCTGTTGAAGAAAAAGAAAACTTATCAATTACATTAGAATCGCCATTTGATACACGATAACCACCCATTGTATAACCATAAGTAGTAGATGAAGCACCTGCCGCCCAATTCTGAATACTCTGAGAAAGTGTACTTCCACTAGCTACTGAATCACTATCTGATGCTGTAGACATTTTATCTATTCTAGTAGTATAACTAGCTGGAAAAGATCCTACTGTATAAACATAACCATCTGTACTTTGTGTGGCACAACCACCATTGCCAGCAATAAGTGTTCCCACAGCATATGTTGCTGTTTCAGATGCATAATCAAATTTATCAATTTGGCCATCACCAGGTGAATTATATCCCCCCATAGTATAACCATATGTTTCTGATGAACCACCTCCAACATAATCTGTACTATATTGCATAACATTACCAACTAGAGTAGAACCTCCATCTGTTGCAAACGAATATTTATGGGCTATTCGAGCACTGCCAGTTGGTGAAGGATTTGTATATCCGCCAGCTACATATCCGTAAGCAGTAGAAGTTATACCACAACCTGTTTGCCAACCAGTAGTTAAATCACCTACATCTGTAGAATCAGCTGTAGTAGCCATAGCAAACTTATCAATTGTAATATTAGTTGCCCAAGTACCGGTTGCATAACCTCCAGCCAAATATCCATGTGTTGTAGAAGATGTCCCTGTTATTCCTCGTCTAGCAAGTGTTAAATCACCTTGATCTGTACTATTACCATCTGTAGCCATAGCATTTTTATCAATAGATGCGTGATTTGGTTGATAACCACCAGAAGTAAAATATGATGTTGTACAATTAACAAAATGAAACGGTGCCACGTCACCTGTACCTGCTCCTACATTAGTCCATACGTTAGCACCGGCTGTTGCATCTGTGCAGATAAATATTTCACCATCAGTTGTATTTTTATATTTTATTCCGACACCACTAGGATTGGTGCTTAAGGTAGGGTCACTAGCACCAGACAAAGTTGTACTCATTCCCGTCAATAAACTTCCGTCTACTGCTGGGACTTTTGCATTACTGTCCAGTTGTACTAATTGATTTGCAGAGGTACCGACATCTTCCATCATGCCGACATCAACTTTAGTGAGCGATAGAATAGTCAATGTCTTGCCCTTTATGGTTTAGGATACTTGTCTTTGGTGGCCTTTAAAGAAGTGTAGAAATCACTTGTCTTGTCTAAGGTTCCGTCGTCTATTGTTATTGCCATTATAATTTACCTCTTTCAACTTCAATCAAATCTTCAACCCCAGCAATCCAAGTCTTACCCTCATCTGTTGCTAATGCTTCACGCAATCTTCTATTTGTTATTGTGCTTTCTAATTCTTTAATTTTTCTCAACGCATCATTGCGTGGTTTAGCATCAGCGACTGCTTTTTCTTCCGCATCTCGTGCATCTTCCTCCACTTGCGTATACATCACCTTCACATCGTTGACCATATGGTGTCTTGCCATTGAATTAATTCCTTTTTAAGATTTCTTAATACCCCACACGGTCATAGTTCCATTGGCAATGTTGCCAGCCGTGTAGTATATCTGTATTTGGGTTACGTCAATCGCCGCTAATCGAGTACCACCAGTAATCCAAAGGCCAGAATTTACAGCCTGTCCAAAGCCAGAGAACATACCCTGAATTGCTGGATACGTTGATGTTGCAGTATAAGGGCATTGTAAATGAAACATACCGCTTACCCCTTCACCACTTGCATTCCCCATATCCAAATGTGTGCCAGAAGGGTTGAGTGAAATCGCAGAAGCAGCAGCGGATATTGCATCTGCAGCAGCGGGGCCAGGAGCAGCAGACCGTAAACCGTGTTGCCAAGCGTAGTCCGAGGCTCCAGAATCTATACCACTAGAATCTCCAAACCTCATCGAAAGCCCAACGCCATCATTTGCTGGTTGTAAATTGTCAATGGCAACAGCGTAAAGATCGTAGGTACTACTTAAACCACTAACTGTTATGCTAGCTGGACTACCTGATGCTGTAGTCTTCGCAATAAAAGTCCAAGCACCCCCACCAGCAGCTGCCCATTCAGGTGCTGTTGCACCAGCATTCATAGTTAATACTTGTGCAGCTGTACCTTTTGCCAAACGTGCATAATCTGTTGCACCATGATAAAGAATATCTCCTGCTGCATCAGACCCCATAGCAATCTTTGTACCATCAACTGAATTAACTCCCAACTTAGCTGTCGTTACACTTCCATCTGCCGGAGTTGGTAAAACTAAAGTTTCTCCGAGATGTCTTACAAATATTTTTACACCACTTGTAACACCTGCCATAGTAAGTGTAGTTCCACTTATACTATATGCAGTTGTTGATTGTAGTATACCTTGAACACTTACTTCAATGGCACCAGCCGATGCAGGAGCTTGACTTAAAGTATATGTGCTTCCACCAGATGACGTAAAGTTATCTACTGGAAAATGTCCTGTCGTTGGTTCATTACCTATATAACCCATTTATTCTATCTCCTTCCAACTCGTAGTATCTTCATCCCAACTATATTTTTTGTCATCATCTGGATAAGGTGTAGGTGCATCCCATTGGCACGTTGATTCGTCTAGTAACCAAGATGGATATGGTTGAGGTGATATGAAAGCATCTCTATTCACATCATATGTATGTCCAATCCCAGCGTGATTTTTCCGTAAGGGTGTTTCCCCTAGTCGATGTTCACCTCGTCTTGTATTATATGATGTCTGTTTCCAAACAGACCACCCAGTTAGGATAGTTAGGAAGTCAATTCCTAATTGTTCAACTTCATTACCATTTGAATCTTTAAGTTCGTCATTATGGACAGACAAAACTTCAATAACTTTTGAATTTAATCCTATTTTTGCGAAAGATGACATTAGGTTGTATAGCTCCCTGTACCAGTAAATGTTAATATCGTATCAGTACCACTTGTAGTAACAGTTGGAGTACCACTTGTTGTGCCAGAATATCTTGCGGTAGGCATTTTTAGAATAACTACGCCCTTACCTCCTGCACCACCCACAAAACTCCCTCGACCACCGCCACCACCACCACCCAAATTGGCAGAGCCGTTACTACCATTACCAGTACCAGACCCTGCTCCACCTCCTCCTGCTCCTGCCGATCCTCCTATTCTTGATGCAGGTGCATATCCTGCTCCACCACCGCCACCGCCAGCATAGCTAACACTTGAACCAGAAATATTGTTAGCTGTCCCAGCTCCTCCAGCACCTCCAGTTGTCCCTGAAAAATTTGCTCCAACAGCAGTTGCTCCACCGCCTGCTCCTGCTGCGGTATCACCTGAATCAGTTCCAGTTCCACCATTATTACCCTGTGATGGTGATGTGCTTGGAGTGTTACCCGATCCTGCAACGGCAGTATAAGATGAATTAACGCCTCCACTTCCACCTCCAGACCCACCATCACTTCCAATTGATGCACTAGTATTTGCACCACTACCACCAGCACCACCTCCAGCAGATGAAATCGTAGTTAATCCACTTCCACTAATAGAACTAGCAGCTCCGTCAGCTGCCATAGCTCCACCGTCACCTACAGTAATAGTAATAACTGATGAAGTTGCTGCATTTTGTGTTGATTCTCTATATCCACCAGCACCCCCACCGCCCGAAGCATATTTTTCTGCAAGGTTTGGATCGCCAGCACCACCACCTCCTCCGACAACCAGATATTCTATATTGTATGCTGTGTAAGGAGTAACATTCCCAGTTCCCTCACCAGTATTTGTCCAAACATTAGCTCCACTACTCACCGTAGTACAAGTAAACATCTCACCGCTTGTTGTATTTACAATTACATCTCCAAGTGTAGGTGTAGCTGGACTTGATATAGTTGGGTCTGAGGATTGTTTTGTTATTTCATCTACTACAGCACCCGATGCTAACTTAACTGCTGTAACAATACCATCACCAAGGTCTGATGTTGTAAGAGGTGAAGGTGTAGGTTTCTGTCCTAAATATCCTGCCATCAGGTAATCTCCATTATACTCAGCACAACATCTGCTGAATTTGCTGTATCACTCTGGACTTTTAATATGTCACCTGTATTCATAACAACTTTTCCAGCTAGTGCATCCAGAGAACTTCCAGATGGGATTGGTAAATTTTGTCCGATGTTTACGTTTGCATTTCCTGAAGTACTACTTTCCAACTTAACATCAACTGTTATTGCATTACTAACTTTATTTGAAATTGTTAATCCAATAAGAATTGTTGTCGTTGTTGCTGTCAATACAGTTATATCAGTATTCGCTGCAACTGCACCACCAGCTTTTGTATTTAATTTAAAAGTGTTTGCCATTATATCTCCCTTATCCTAGTGCTAGTGCAAGTGCTGCCGCATCATCTACTGATGCATGACCCGATGCAGCTATTAAAGTATTTACGTCAGCAGTTGTTGGATTTGCTATTGATGTTAGTTCTTTTCCTAAATATATAATATATAGAGTTGTTCCACTTGCGGGTGCTGATGTAAATGTGATTGTTGTACTTGATACTGTATATGATACTCCGGGTTCCTGTATGACACCACCATAAACAACCAAGAGGCTATTCTGAGAAACATTCCATTTCAATACATTGAACGCAGTTAAAACTCCGTTTCCTGTAGTAATGGAAGTTTTTGCAAACTCTCCAATGTCAAGTCCTCTTCCTATATATGCCATACTCTGTTCCCTTTTAGTTTATTTATAATATTTATACTGTCATTTTGACTTCTTTTATACTTGACAGCCTGCTGGGGCGATTTGACCATATGAAAGATTTCCAACATCTGTCGCATTTCCGTCTGAACTAAAACTATGCTTTTCTATAGTATCATTACCACCAACACCTCCACAAGTATATCCATAAGTAGTTGAAGATGAACCAGCTCGTTGATGGACTGATATTGTTAAATCTCCTACATCCGTCGCATTTCCATCAGCTGCAAAAGATACTTTGTCAATTACATTTGAACTTGGATAACCACCTGATCTATAACCATAAGTTGCTGATGAAGTTCCTGCTGATGAATGAAGAGCTACAGTAGCACTACCTATGTTTGTCGCATTAGATGCTGAAGTTAATGCAAATTTTTCGATGTTCGTTGTATTCGGGCCACCTCCAGAAATTGCGTATCCGTAAGAACCATCATCATTTGATGCTCCACCCCCACCATATGTTTGTCTAGTTAAATCACCCCAATCAGTTGCATTGTTTGACGAATTAAAAGCAAATCTTGAAATAACAGTTCCGTCTCCACCGCCCCCACTATTATATTCTTGTCCAACACTCCAAGCGTGAGTTGCATTACCTACCGACATAGCAGCAGATGTGCCTTGCGTTAAGTCGCCAACATCTGTACTACCACCAGATGAAACCATACTGAACCGAGCAATTTCATTTCCTGCGGCACCCCCTGCGGAACCACCAGCAGTATAACCATAACCATTATCTTTATCTGAACCCGATGATTTACTTAATGATTGACCAGTAGTCCCAGCAATATCCCCCCAATCTGCCCCATCACCATCTGATGTGAACGAAAACCGTGTGATAGAAGGGTCGTTCCAATCTCCTACCATAAAACCATATGTTGTTCCACCAAAATTATATGGTACTATATCACCCGAACCACCTCCAGAACAAGTCCATACATTTTCTCCAGCTGTTGCGTCTGTACAAATAAACTGTTTACCTGTAGTATGATTAACCCACTCAGTACCAACTCCACCCGAAGGATTTGTTGATACAGTAGGATCACTTGCACTCTTGGTATAAGAAACAATACCTGTAAGTAAACTTCCATCAACTGCTGGTAAACCAGTAGCACCAACTACAACTAATTTATTTGCAGTCGTACCAGTATCTAATCGAGCAGTAGGAATAGTACCAGTAATATTACCACCTGCCATAGTAGTAACTGCACTACCATCAACAGCTGGAATCTTACTATTGGAATCTGCAACCAATACTTCATTAGCTGCAACTACAGGAGTCCCTTTGATTATAATTTGTTGTGCCATTCAGAGTTCCTTAAGTTATTGTGCAGCTACCCAGTCAGCAACCATTGTTTCAACTTCTGCATCAGACATATCAACCTCAGTTGGGCGTCCATTTTCATCCATTACTTTATATGGTGTTACAGCATGAACAGCAACTTGTCGTGCTTTCAAACCAGCTACATCAAGAACATTTACTGTTGAAGGAACATAATATTCTGTTGTGTCTGGTTCAACACCAATCATTTTATTATCATTATGCCAATGTCCACCATTAGTAATAAAAGTAGGCGTTGACATTCCATGACCATTCATAGGTGCATGAAGTTTATATTCTAAATACCTCGCCATGTTTTTTCTCCTTTTAAAAATTTAATCATCGTTAATATTTATACAATCATTCCGACTTCTTTTTCTTTTTGTAAATATAAGCATGATTTACAATTGCATCCACACCAATTCGTTTCAATGAATGTTTGTGCTCATCCTTAAATGTTTCTACCATCTGGTCTAAAAATATATGCAAGCTTTGAACACTTGGATGCTTATTTTTATCCAATTCTTTTTGCACACTTGCCATGTACTCTCTTGATAACTTCTCACCCACCATTGGATGAATACCAAATTGTTCCCAATACTCAACAGTTGATATTGCTATCTTTCCACTTGACATCAAGTTTTGAATAGATTGTCTGAATCCCATTCGTATTGCATTTTCAATTTCTGAAGCTTCAAAATCTTCTTCATCCCAATCTTCTGCAATACCATGTGATGTACGAATCTCATCATATATATCTTGGTACATTCCAATTTCTTTCATCGCATTCTCTGCCGATGACCTCATTTGTTCTATTCCAACTCTAGCTTCTTCTGCTCTTACTTTATCCAGTTCGTTTTCAGAATCTTCCCACTTCTCAATTTTAATTTTATTTTTTTTAGTTTTAAAATGTGCCTCTATTAATGCATTTCGTTTATTGTCTATCTGTGATAAACATTGTTTCATTTGACGATATGGACTATCTGCCAACATCGTCATTGTCATCAACGTAGAAGTTGTCTGACTATTCTTTCTTCCTACTGCCGTTTTAGCTCTGTGTAATTCTGGTAATCTATCACAAATTTTTATTAATGCTTCTGCACTTATTGTTGTATTTGGAATTAAATCATTAACTAATGTTTCAGATAAAACCAAAGATTTTTCTTCACTCATATTTTCTCCTTGTTAATATTTATACTGTTTGTTTTCCTTAGTATTAATCATTACAACCTGTGGCGCCTTTTAATCCAGTTACTAAATTTCCTACATTTGTAGCACTACCATCAGAAGCAAATGAATATTTTTGAATGAGTGTTGACCCACCATGATCTCCCGTACAATAACCATGTGTGGTTGAAGAATTTCCTGCTTGACCAGTTCGTGCGGATGATATAGTTCCTACATTTGTAGCATTTGCATCTGAAGCAAAGGTCCACTTATCAATCGTATTAATTTTATCTGGTTGAGAGGCTTTTTGCCCACCACAACAATAACCATGTGTTTCTGAATTGGTTCCCGAATTATCGTAACCTGTTGATGAATTTATGTCACCTACATCCGTACCGTTTGCTTCAGTTGAGAAATTAAATTTATCAATTACATTTGAAAAAGGACTTGCACCACCAGCACAATATCCATGAGTAAGTGAACTAGCACATCGAGTAGACATTCTAGCTACTGACATATCAGCAATATCAGTAGAATTTGTTTGAGATGCAAAGGGATATTTCATAACAATATTTACATTTGTAGTCCACGGATGTGTATTTCCCATAGTTGGATAACCATAATCTTCAGCTGTAAAGCTGCCATTGTACGAAAATAGTATGGCTAAATCAGCCCAATCAGCAGCATTTCCTTGTGAAGCAAAAGCAAATCTATCAATAACATTTGTTGCAATATCAGGTGAACCACCTGTCATTCCACCAGCTCTATAACCATAAGTCGCTGAATGAGATGAACTAGCGCGATATATACTAGTAGTTAAATCTCCCCAATCTGCACCATTCCCATCTGTAGTAAAACTAAATCGTTGAATAACATTGCTCGTACTAGGACCTCCCAAAACAAAACCATAATTCTCACCATATGGCGGCGCTGGTAGAGGAATATTACCACTCTGCTCACCTACATTTTTCCATACATTTTCACCAGCCGTTGCATCAGTACAAACATAAACTTCTCCTGAAGTTGTATTATGCCATTCAGTTCCAACTCCACCAGAAGGATTTGTTGAAATCGTTGGGTCACTTGCATTCTTAGTTGCACCTGCAACACCAGTTAAAGCTGCACCACTTACTGCTGGAAGTTTTGCAGTACCATCCAACTTAACAATTTTACCAGCTGTTGTACCCGTATCTAATCGAGCAACTGGAATTGTTCCAGTAGAAAAGTTTGCACCAGCTACATTAGTAACTGCACTACCATCAAGTGCTGGTATTTTTCCGTTGGCATCCAGTATAACTAATCTGTTTGCACCTGTTAATCCATCTATAATTACATCGCCCATATTTTTTCCTTGTTAATATGTATACTGTCATTTTGAGTTAATGCCATTTGTTTTCCTTATACTTGTTGTCCACAAGGTGTTCTTTGTGTCGTAGGAAGATCACCTACATCTGTAGCGTTTCCCTCTGAAGCATAACTCATCTTATCAATTATATTTCTATCCGAACCTGTCCAACCAGAAGTCCAATATCCATATGAAGTAGAGCTTGATGGGGAACAAGCCGCTCTGGCAACCGTCATTAAACTACCAAGAGAAGTTGCATTTCCAGAACTCGCCAAGGCATATTTTTGAACAACCCCTGTATTAACAAGTTGGTCAGTATACGCATGAGTTGTTGAATTATTGGTCTGAAAAGAACCACCAGTATGAAGATCACCTACATCAACAGCATTACCATCAGAAGCAAACGCAAATCTATCAATTACATTGTTGTACGGAGTGGCATCTGATCCAATTTCATAACCATAGTCTGAACCAGAGGCGTTACCCGATCCGTTCCTGTTTACACTTAAATTCCCAACTTCAGTAGCATTTGCTAGAGTTGCATATAACCATTTTTGAATCCCAGATGTATTATTACCTGCAATATAACCATGAGTAATTGACCCCGCTCCACCAGTGTTTGACGTGGCAGTATATAAATCTCCGTGGTCAACAGCATTCCCATCTGAACTAAAACTAAATTTATCAATTATATTTGTTGTGGGGCCTCCACCACCCGCAGTAAATCCATAAGTTTCTGACGAAGTTCCTGAACAGTTATCTCTGCCTTGTGTTAAAGTCCCAACAGCCGTGGCATTACCATCAGATGTAAAAGACCACTTGGCTATGTGATTACAATAATGACCATGACCAAAACCACCACTTGTATAACCATAAGTTGTACCTTGCCATGCCCAAGGCGTCACATCACCACTAGTCCCACCTGTGCTTGTCCATACATTTTCACCAGCAGTTGCATCTGTTAAAATAAAAATTTCACCTGAAGTTGTGTTAATCCATTTCGTTCCAAGACCCGTTGAAGGATTTGTTGAAACCGTTGGGTCACTTGCACTCTTTGTGGCACTTGAAACTCCTGTCATAGCACCAGCTGCGATTGCAGGCATAGCACCAGAACCATCCAGTACTAAAACTTTACCAGTTGTTGTACCAGTATCTATGTTAGCTGTTGCGATTGATCCAGTAGTTACTTGAGTTGCATTAAGTGTAGTTAC